ATGGGTTCGAATCCCGTCGGGCGCACCACTCTTTTCGAGATCGTAACGATGATTTGGCGGGAAACTGGCGGGAAACTCCTTCTTGCCTCCGTCATCGCCTTCTCCTCCCCCGCCATGGGTGCGGAGACGATTCCCGGCCCCGTCGCGGCATCCGTCGTCAAGGTGATCGACGGTGACACGCTCGATGTGTCGGTGAAGGTGTGGATCGGACAAGACACCCGGACGCGCGTCCGAATTCGCGGGATCGACGCGCCCGAGCTTCACGCTCGTTGCCCGGCTGAGAAGGCCGGAGCGCTCGCGGCGAAAGCGCGGCTGAAGGAGTTAGTCGGGACGACCGTCACCCTCACAGCGATCGGACAGGACAAATACGCCGGACGCGTCGATGCGAAGGTCACAGCGACGGACGGGTCCGATGTCGCCGCGATTTTGATTCGTGAGAAGTTGGTGCGCCCCTACGGCGGAGGGAAGCGGGGGTCGTGGTGCGGATGAACACGCGTTCTTTGCAAAAAGCGCAAACTGTCAAGGATCGTTTGATGGTTCGCGAACGTCACAACCAACGGTGCGATATGAATGAGACTGAAGCGTTGCAAATCGCCGGTGAATATCGACAAGAACTATTGATGGCGCTTCGCGATCTATGGGACTCCGGGGTCGATTGGTCTGCGACCGCTCCGCCGGAAGTGCCGCTCATGGCCGAAGCGGTGTCGCGTCTCGACGTGCTGTTGAAATCCGCCCGCGTCGATTTTGACGAGTTTTCTGGCGCCGTTGAAGCGCTGTCAAAGATTCACCGAGGAATCGACGCTCCGCATCAAGCCGCTCTTGTCGCGAATGCCAAAACGGGGGCGCGACGGGTGGAGCAAACGACGCTCGACCCGCAAACGGAAAGGGCGGCGGCTCTCGCGCGGGTCGGCGTCCCCATATTGGCGCTGACCGACGATCGCGTCAGTTTGATGCGATTGGCGGACATGGTGCCGCCGGTCCAATTGGTAGCGGCGCCGCCGTATCCCATTCGACCGGACGCATGGTGCGTTTTCACGGGCGTCGTCGGGATCGCGAAGGATGTGTTGGCCGCACTGTCGCTCGCGCGCGACGCCGCGGCGCGCAACTTGTAAGAGTTGCTTCCACGTTGCCCAAAAAACGAAAAGGCTCCGGGTTGCCCCGAAGCCCCTCGCCCGCCGCCATTGGACGACGCCCGGTCCCTATCGACCACGGGATGAGTGTCGCCTCCAAGAGGCGGCCGCGTCAACCCTTCGCGACGCCTTTGGTCTTCTCGAAAGTCCTCGAGCCGGTATACCCGAGGTAGCCCACCCCGAAGAGGGTCCACACGTCGGATGGGATCGCCGCGAGCCATGCCTTGAACCCGGTCGCGATGTGCGCCGCCACGTCCGGATTGACCGCCGACACGATGCCCATTGGAATCGCCGCGAGAATGATGACGTAGACGACGTAAAGGAAGCTGGGCCGCGCCCGGCTGGTCCACGGATCGGCGGACTGCGCTTCCGCCTTCATGACGGCCTGAGTCGCCTCCAACCGCTTCACGGCGGCGTCGGCTTGGGCGACGAGAGCGACAGCCTCCGCTTTGGCCTTGTCCTCCGGGTTGGGAAACGCGGCGTCGAGAATTTTCGAGAACAAGCCGCTGACGCTCGTAATCGCGTCGTCGATTCCAAGAGACATGATGACGCCCTCCTTTCGGGCATGAAAAAGCCGCCGCGTCGGGTGACGGGCGGGCGATTGACAAACGGGCCTGATTTTCGGGTTTGGTTGCTCGGACGATCGTCAACCAAGGGCGAGATCGGCGGCCTTCTCATACTGCGCGTCCGAATACCAATCGGCGGGCCACCCCGCCGGCGGACGCCCGTTCTCATGGATCACGATAGCCCTCGCCACGGTGATAAGGTGCTCCCGCGTCAGGGCGAGAGGGGTGTCGACCCCCACCCCCAATCGCCGCGCGACGGCCGCGGCGTACTCCGAGGTGGCGTTCTCGGACGGAGGCGCCCACCGATCGATGATCTTGGCCACCGTGGACAGGCCGTAATCGCGCCGGTATTTCAGCAGGATCTTCATCAAGGCGCGAAGGCCGTAAACCGGATCGTCGAACTCCTCGAACGCCGGGTCGTTGTCGCCGGCTCTCTCTCCGAGCCATTTGGTGCGGTCGTTCGGATCCTCTCGGATGTTTCCGGGGTTGGCGTTCCGAACGCCGCGCGGAGTTTGGGGATTTGCCGTCATGGTCTTTCCTTTCGTGCAACAAAAAGCCCGCTCGAAAGCGGGCGAAGCGAGGCGCGATCGCGAGTTGTTACAGGCTCGCGCGGAGCGCCGCGATCTTGGCGTCGAGATCCGCGAGCCACCCGCCGTCGGTGCCGAGTGCGGCTTCCCGCAGTCGGCGAGGCGTTTGGAGCGCTTCCAGAGCCAGGATTTCGGCCTTCGCGGTCGCCGTCGGGTCCGTGACCGCCGCTATCAGGGGGGGCGAGAACTTCCCGGTTTCGGCGTCGTGGGACCAGCCCGGGGCCGGAAGCGCCGACAGGTCCGCGATCGGAATCGCCTCCGCGCCCTCCGGCAGGTCGGCGGGCGCCGGAGCTTGGGAAAGCGTGACGGCGACCACGACACCGTTTACCGCATATGCGATCATGCCGCTACTCCCGATTGAATGTTTCCACTACCGAACACGCCGCTTACTGTGACAGCGCCGTCATGGACGATTTTGTTGTTCGCGCACACGTACGGGTTGATTAGTGTCGCGTTGATCTCGTTAAGGGTCACTGTGCTGTCGCACTGGACTCCGTAACTCATGCGATTGGCCCCTCCAGTGATCATCGGGGCGACGAGGCATCTATTGGTCGATGTGGTCAGCCTCACGGCGCCGATGCCGGACACGCTGATGTTCTGGTTGCAGATTTGATCCCGCACGCGACACGATGACGACGCGGTGACCAGAACCGGGACCGCGCAGTCGGACAAGAGGTTGTCGCTGTCGACGCCCGAGGATCCGGATATGACGAGACCGGTCGTCGTCCCCGGCCAGCCGATGACTTGGTTGTTCTTGAGCGAGATCAGACCGTTGGAGTTTTGGACGTTGATGCCGGTGTGGGTCGCGCCGCCCGCGGGCGCGAAATAGCAGTCCTGCACATGGATGAGCGACGAAATCGACGCCGCGTTGATGAGGATCCCGTTGCCGCCGGACACCATGCCGTCGCAGACCAGACCGATGATATGTATGTCGGCGTCGCCAGCGAGCTGTTGTGCCGTCCCTTGCGATCCGGAGATGATGACCCCCGATTTGCACGTTGTGACTTCACCGCCGAGCAGAAACGTATCCGCCGCCGCCCCGGCGAAGCCGAAGCCGATGCTGTCGACGCCGGTGCCGATTGTCCCCGCCCCTGCGGAGCAGTCGCGCAAGTAAACGGAGGCGTTACCGCCCGCCGCCGGGATGCCGGACCCGCCGTTGAAAAACCAGCCATAGAAAATGTCGCCGCTAGTGACGTTGGCCAATGTCGACCTAGAATGATAGCAGTCGTGGAATTTACCGTGGACAATCCCGTTCAGGTACATCCCATACATATGATCTCGGCAGTCAACGCGAATGAATACAGGGAATAGTATCCCCCTCATTTTTATACCGGCGCACGATCCGGCCACAATGATTGTCTGGTTGCGGGTAACCGCAAAATCATAGAACTGCATATGCCCGGTGTACCCCCCGATAGAACCGGGCAGAGTCGTCGGGCCAACCTGGATGGCGTCCAGGCTCCCCGACTGAATGCAAATATACGAAGACGCCTTCCCTTGGCCGCGAAGCACTCTTGTCGGAGTATTCAACGACAACGTCGACGAAATATAGTATGTTCCAGCCAAAAGAACCGTCTCGGAACACGCCGAGAAGGCTTGCGTAATCGCCGTTGAATTGTCGACCGACGTGTTGTCGGGGGCGCCGCCCCACCACTCGGCGTATCCGATCACCCCCTTTGAGAAAGCGACGGCCCCCGTTCCGGTGCACTCAAAGTGCTTTCCGATAGTGGCCTCAAATTCTCCCGGTAGGGTGACGGTAACGCCGGTCGGGATAACAAGCACCGATCCGGGCCTCATCGTCATCGCCGACGAGATGGAGAGCGACGAGGCGATTTTGTAGCGTCCTTTTGGGACGACAAACGGACCGGCGGCGGAGGCGGCGGCAAACGCGGAGCGCGCGTCCGTCGTACCATCAACCGCGGCGCCGAAATCACGGACGGACAGGGTGTCGGAGAGGAGATCCGACACCTTACGCGCGACGGCGCCGGCGAACGACGCGATGTGCGACACCATCGCCGACGATGAGCGGGTCAAAGCCATTGCGCGCCTCCTTAAATGCTCGCGGGGATGCAAAGGACCTGCACCAAGACGCCGGCTTCCGGCGCCTCGGTCAGGGTCAAGACCGTTCCCGAAACGGCGTAGGCGGTCGGGGGCTGAACACAACCCCCGACGAAAACGAGAACGCCGGGATTGGACAGCGGCAGAGTGACCGTCGTGGCGGAGCCGTTTCCGGTGGAGGTCGCGATCTGCGGGGACACGCCGTGACTGTGGGCCGCGGGCGCGAAGGTCGCGGGGACGTTCCCCAGTTCGCCCCACAAAACTTGTCCCCACGCCACGCTTCCGGCGGTCGACCCGGCTTTCAGCACCTTTGTGTTGCTGGAGGTTCCGGTGACAGGGACGTGCGTGTTTCCGTCACCGGTGGGGTGCGCGTAGTTGTTCGCCCCGTCGGCGATGCCGGCGAGCTTCGTGACGGCGGCGGCGGACATGAACCCGGCGACGCTCGTCGTCGCGGCGGCGTGCGCGGTACCGCCGGCTCCGACGTGTGTCAACGGCGCCTTACCGGCCAGCGCGGTCGTGACGCTCGCCGCGTAATTCGCGTCGGCCCCGAGCGCCGCCGCCAATTCGGCGAGGGTATCGAGCGCGCCGGGGGCGGCGCCCACCAGCGCCGCGACCTTGGCGTCGACGTAAGTGACGGAGGCCAATACGAAAAGTCCGCCCGCGGTCGCGCCGTCGTGCACGCGGACGTTTTTGCTCTCGGTGTCGACCGAAAAAGACGCGAGCGCCGCGGTCAGCGCGTCGTTTTTCGCTTTGTCGCCGCGGGGGAATTGAATGGATATCGCCATTAAAGGTCTCCCATATCGATGCCGGTGACGACGCCTTGATCGTCGACATTGAATCCGCCGCCTTCGAGGACGCCTCCGAGGCGGTCCTCCGACGCGGGGAGCAAGTCGTCGTCATGGACCGTCGAGCCGGTGACGCCGAGGATGAGGCCGTGGACGACCACCCCCGCCGGCACCGGCTCGGAGAGGGTCACGACCGTCCCGTCCACCCCATAGGCGCCGGAGGCTTGCGTGACTCCCCCGACGACGACCATCACGCGGGTGGGCGATCCCAAAGGGATCCCCGTCTCGACGCGGGTCAGTGTGCCGTCCGACATGACCGGGCCAAACCGCGCCAGCACGTCGCCGGACGCCACGTGGGCGGCGAGCACCGCTTCAAGGGCCGCGACACCAACTGACGACGCGATCGGATTTCCCGACGAATCAAACGCCAGCAGGCGATCAGCGCGAGCGGATCGCGTCGGAAGGTCGGTCGTCGAGGCTATCCCGTCGGCGCTCGGATATCGCATCGAGCGCCCGATCTCGGCCAATATTTGCTGCATCGCCATGATCGCGTGATCGAAGCCGCCTTCGACTTCGGCTGACGGGAATCTCCCCCCAAGAGGGAACTCACGCGTCTGTGTGAGGGGCACGACCCGTCGAATGACGATCGACGATCCGACCTTCAACGAGGCGGACACGGCGATTTCCCCGCCGGACGACTCTCCCGCCCCGGAAACGGAGTAGTCGGAGTCGAGCGTCAGCGCGCTTTCGGACTCGTCGGAGATCGTCGTCACAACAAGGTCCGATTCCGCGAGGAACCGAAACGGGACGGAGAACGCGGAGACACCCGCCGTGACGGAATAGGTGACGGACGAGGCTTCGGACGACAACGCCATGGGGCGCCTCCGGTCGGAATGGATGTGAAAGGGGTTAGTGTTCGCGCGAGATCGGCTGGGTGCCGGTCACTTCTTCGCCGGTTTGATCAAGTAATCGACCAAGGGAACGTCTTCGCCCTTGTTCGCACGCTCCTGGGCCGCGAGAGCCGCATCCACTTGGCCGGACGGCCACGGGATCGCGAGTGGTATGGCCTGGTTGATCGCGCGAACAAGGCGCATCCATCTCACGTCCTCGCCGAACGCGAGGTCGGACGCCGTTCGACCGACCGCGCCGAGCGCGTTCCCCAGATTGGCGATTCCACGAGAAGCCGCCGGAGCCGCGCCGAAGCCCTCCATCGTACCCGCCAACTCGCGCAGGAACGGCAACATGCCCATCGCCGTTTGAACGGCGGACCATCCGGATTTGGCGATCCGCGACGCGACGCCTTTGTCGTCGTCATCGTCGCCGCCATTTCCGAACAAGAGGGAGGGGGCGTTTTTGAGCGTGTCGGCGATCAGCGTATCGAGCCAGAACAGGGCGAGATAGTCACCGGCGAGAGAGGCGATTTGGGCGGGCGATCTGAAATCCGTCCCCTCCCACTTTCGCCGCGCGATGTTGAACTTGGTGTTGAAGTACGAGATGAACGCTCCCCAGACCTTGATCCAGTCGTTGAGGCGCGTCGTTTCGCCCATGGTTCCGCGTTCAAACGCCGACAGCATCGACGCTTGGCTTCCGCCTTGCGCCGCCTCGACTGCGGAGTCGGCGTAACGAACCGCCGTCGCGCGATCCTTGCCCTCCTCCTCGGCCTTGCGAAAGGCGCCGATCCACGTCGGGATGTCGACCACCGCCTGAGCCTTGGCGATCGGGTAGAACATGACGGTCACGGCGTCCGCCCGCCACCCATGCCCTCGAGCGCGGGCGATCACGTCGCGCATGTCGCGGTTCAGGTCTCCTCCGGCGCGCGACGCCATGAAGGGCGACGCCTCGCGGACCCACCGCGCCGCCGCGATCGGATTCGCGAGGTACTCGCCGACGGCGCGCAACGTCCGGGCCTTTCCCAGTTCCACCATGGTGTGGGAGAAGCCGGAGACTTGGGTGATGACGGTGGTCGCCTTCAGCGCCATCGCCCCGACGGTGACGGAGGAACGAAAGCGATTCAGAACGGAACTCATCGCGTCGGAATTCCGTTGCTCCGCGACCGCGACATCCTTGATCCACAAGTCGAGTTGACGCCACGCGTCCTTTCCCATCCGAGTCTCGATCGCGGCCTTGACCTTGTGGTCGTTCAGCATCCGCCACACCCCGCGAACGGAGCGTCGCATGGTGATGTCGGTCACGACGCGCCCGAGATGCTGTTCCCAAACATTCAACGACCACTTGACCGGCTTCCCGTTCGAACCGACGCGAGCCTTGACGTGTCCGGCCCGCGTCGTCGCCGATCCCCAATGACCGGCGGCGAAGGCCCGCGCCTCCTCCTCCGCCGTGTTCTCGCGCACATCGCTCGAGAGTTCGGGGTCGTATTTCAGCGGGTAATACCCGCCGCGCATCTCCAGCGTTTCGCCGTTCGCGAAACGGACGGTGAACGGTGCCGGCTCGATCCAGCGCGGCTCGAAGCCCTTGTCCTCGCGCTCCAGCGCCGCCAACTCGGGACGGAAGGCTTCAAGGTGATCCCATACCTTCTGGATGAACTCCCAATCGCGTCGTTCCAACGTCGCCAGAACGGCGTCATAGGCGTCGGGGGTGAACCCCTTTTTATCGCGGCGGAACTTGTCGTTCAGCAGCGCGGCGCGGTTCTCCTCGTTGCCCCAATTGAGGCCGATCGCGAGGCGTTCCTGGAGCGTCAACGACTCGTTCGTTCCGGAGATCTTGACGCGCGACTTCGGGGAATAGAGGTTTCCGTTCCGCGCCTCCTCCCCGTAACTCTCCTCCAGGATGCGCGCCGCGATTTCCGCCTCGACCGCCTTCCTCCGGTCGCGCGTCAGCTCCGCGTCTCGAACCGCCTCGGTGAGGAGGCGATCGCCGATCCCGCCGCGCCCGCCCATGCGTTCGGCGTAGGTGCGCGCCTTCGTGTTCAAGGCCAGAAAACTCGACAATTGGTCCATCGCCTTCGCCGCCGGACCGTCCGCCGATGGGTTGATCGATGTTTTGATCTCCTCGTTCTCCGCCTCGATCGCCGTGACGAGTTCGGTTCGTTTGGCCTCGAAATCGGCTTTGCGCCCCTCCAGAAACGCCTCCCTCTCTTTCCGTCCGTAATGGAGGAGGCCGATGATTCCCTCGTGGAAGGCGCGCAGGTCGCCGATGGTCATCTCCGACGGGCGCAGAGGTTCCGGGGCTATGGCGGCGGAAAGATGGTCCGCGATCTCGTCGGCCCGGTCCGGGTAGAACTCGCGGAGCGACGCGCCCCATTGTTCGAGATTCAGCCCATCAGGAAAGTGATACCCGTGCCGCGCGGCCAACGCGCGCGCCGCGTTCACGAAGTCGATGTTGTGGGTCTTCGCCCACTTGTCGTTTGACTTCCTCAACGTCCGAACGAAGTCATCGACTTTCTCGGCCTCCTGTTTCAGCTTGCGCGCCTCGATCGCCATGAAGTGGTTGATCAACTGATCGCGTTTCGCCAGGGCGGCGGCGGCGTAATCCCGTTTCGCGACGGCGAGCGCGGCGCGGTCGGACGCCCGGTTCGCCGCAGCCTCGTACCGATCGGGGGAGACGGTCTTGAGTGGCTTGGTTGAAAGCGACCGGATCGCGATCTGCCGGGCCGCGTCGGCGTCGACCTCAAACGCGGCGAGGGTCGACCGCACCGCCGCCGACTGCGCCCGACGCTGATCCGCCCCGGCTTTCGCGTCCGCCCGAGCCGTCGCGCCGTCGAGCGCGGACGGGTCTTCACCCATGGCCGCGCGCTCGTCGGCTCCATCGACGCCATCGCGATACTCCGCCGCCTTCTTGCCACCTTCGGTTTGCGCCTTGCGCTCGGCCAGCTTCCGCAGACGTTCGCCCTCGGCGCGGCGGAGGATCCGGAGTTCCGCCGCAACAACCTTCCCGGCTTCCTCGTCCCGCATCGCTTCCAGCGCGCGGGCATGAAGTGTCCCGTCCGTCCGCATGTCGCCGTAAGTCTCAGCCATGCGCCGATCGGTCTCCGCGTCGACCACCTCCTTGAGCGGCTTGTCCTTGATCGCGGACAGGGCTTGAAGCAACTCGTCGCCGCTGGAGAAGCCCAGCATCTCGGCGGCGATGTCCGGGTGAACGCCGTCCTCCGCCGTCACGCCGCGCGGCAGGGACTTCAGCGCCGTCCGCTTGGCCGCGGCGGCGCGGGACAGCTTGATCGGCGCCGGGAAGGGCGAGCCGTCGGGGTACGTTCCCTTGGTGATCGCCGTGAGCGCGGCGTATTCCGGACGATCCGAGATTTCAAGCGCCACGTCGGTCCGCAGCGCCGCGCGCGCCTCCTTCCACCACGCGGCTTTCTCGCGTTCCGCCTCCTTCACCGCCGCCGACATGACGCGGGCCTTGGCCTCGATGCGGGCCTCGTCGGCGGCGCGGGCCAGCGCCTCAAGCTCGGCGTCGGTGGCGACGCCCTTGTATTTCGCGAGGTGATCGACGAGACCGGTTTCCCGCGCCGCCGCCGCGATCTCGTCATCCGCCGCGATCATCCGATCGAAGACGCCGCGCATCTCCGTGCTGATCCCCTCGACCGGCGTCCCCTTGTAAACCGCCCGCAGCCACGCCCACGCGTGTTCGAACACCCGGCGCAGACCCTTCGACGGGGCCTTGCCCTCGCGAAGATACTCCTCCCACGCGCGGGCGAACGTCTCGTGCTGTTCGGTCGTTAGCTTCTCGCCGGGCTTGGCCCCCAGGAAATCCAGGGTGACGGCCCAATCGGCGCGCATCTGGTCGGGTAGACGCTCACCCTCCGCCGCGTGCAGATCCGCCGTGATCTGCAAGAACAGATGCCCGGCCTCGTGCATCACGGTCGAGAGGTCGGCCTTCGAGAACAGGGTGATGATCGCCTTCTCGGTCCGCCCGTCGGGGCCGGGCTTGAAGGTGATGCGCCCGCGCGGGTCGTCGCCGCCGCCGATTTGGCTGAAAGTCATGTTGGGATCGCGCGGCGCGTCGATTATACTCAACCCATTCTCGCCATCGCCTCGGGCGTTGGGATCGAGGGTCGCGGCCACGGCCTCGACATTCATCGTGGCGGGATACTTTCGCATCGACATGGCCGCGAGTTCTCGGCGCCCGGTGCGGACCTCCTCCAAATACAGCGTCGATCCGTCCGGCAGCGTCTTCACGAACGCAATTTGATCGTGTCCAAGCCGGTTCTTCGTGCCGAACACCACCTTGTCGGGAGAGGACAGCAGGTCGGGGATATGAGCGATATCCTCGTCGGTCAGCGGGATTTGACCTCGAGCCCGCTCCGCCGCCTCGGCTCCATGCCGGTTTCGGATGTGCTTCACCGCCGACGTGTCAATCACATGCCGGTAGCCGGTGATGTCGACCCCGAGTTTTTCTCGCGCCATATCGACAAGCCAGGGACCGACAACGCCGATCGCCGTCTTCGACGACGCGTTTCCGGGCATCGCCGCCGCGTCCAACACCGATCGGACGCGATCCTCCGGCGTGTCGTCGGTGTCGCGCTTTTGGTCGAACGAGTTGCCGCCGTCCTCGGTTTCGGGTATCATTCCCGACGCGGGACGGTCACCCACTCCAAGGGGGTCCACCGCCTCCCCACCGGAGGCGACGCCGGGGACCGCACCAAGGCGACCCACCGTCCCGCGATCGTCATGCAACGAGTAGAAGCGTTCCCCGTTGTTCTTCTCATGAACGTGAAGAACGACATCAACGCGTTGCCCGGCCAAGTCGACCGCCGACGTGAATTTGTGGAGCTTCGCGACACCATCGCGGTTTCCCGGCTCGGTCGACAAAAGATGCCCGGAGCGCAACATGTCGGGAATGGCCGGGATGACGCGGAGGAGTCGTTCACCGATCTTCGCCGGGGCCTTCTCGAATGACTTCCGGTCAAACCCGATCCTCATGCCGGTGTCGGCGTTGACGATCTCCGCGCTCTTCCCGCCACTCACCCAACCCCTCATGAGCGCGCGAGCTTTCGAGCGAAGCGATTCGATCGGCTCGCCGGCGGGAGCGACCTCATCACCCGTCAGCACCTTCGCGATGGGATCACGCGCGGCCTGATCGTAGACCAGCGCCTGTTCCGCGATCGTCGAACCCTCGTCCGCCGCCTTGCGCAACGCCGCGACGATCTCCGCGTCGGAATGCTTGGCCGGATCTATGCCGATCTCGTCGAGCGTCCGGGCGAGATCCTCCACCGCCGCGCGATGCCCCGCCGCGTCGACATCGGCGGACTCGGTCACATAACGCGGGCGTCCGTTGTTCTCGTCGATCATCGCCGCGCGCAGGTCGTTGATCGTCGGGCGCTCGTCGCCGCTCTCCGGGAAATATCCCGCCTCCCACGCCTTGCGCGTCATCTCGTCGAGGGGAACGCCGTCGTCGTTCCGCACCACCTTCCGCTGAAACGGCTTTCCCTCGTGGTAGCGGTCGACGCCTTGGGAATGAAGATCCCCGCCCTCGTCGATCACGCCACCCCGATCGGCGACGAATTGCAGGAGCGACGGTCCGAACAGCGTCTTGTCGGACTTTTGGCCGGTCCCGCGCCGCAGATCCTCCAACGCCTTCGACAACGCCGGAGGCACACCCTCGCCCGCTCCGCGGAGAACGTCGGGAATGGAGCGGGTCACGTCGAAGTTGACGCTCCGGTAAAGCTCCTCCGGGTCCACGCCCGCCCGCTCCGCCGTCGTGGTGAAGAACGAGGCGATGATTTCCGCCTGGGTCTTGGCCGTCTCGGGCGCGACCCACCCGCCGTCGGAGAGCCTCTTCGCCACGTCGTCGGCGATCGTCGCTCGCGCCGTCTCTCGGGCCGACGCCGAATCGACATCCGCCTCAGCCGACGACGCGGCTTCCTCGATCGCCTTTCGCGGGTCGAAATCATTCGCCTCGCGCAAGGTCATTCCGCCCTCCGTCGAGCGGATATCCTCGCGCAGCCCTTGATGGTGCTCGGGGGCGAGTCTGGTCAGGTAATCGGCGGTCGGGATCACCACGTCGGCCCCGATCGGCGCGGCCTCGCGGATCTGGCCGGACAAGCCGGGAACCATGGTATCGAGCGCGTCCGGCGTCACCCCGGCGGATTGGAAATAGGCTTGAGCCTCGCGCGCGGGAATGAACACGTTCTCCGATTGGGTTCCCTCGGTCTGCGACCGCAACAGACTCGCCGCGGCTTCGGGGGATCGTTCCATCAACTTCGACGACACCACGCCCTCAACCGCCGCGTCCATATGTTCCGCCGCGACCTTGGCGCGCTCCGCCTCTCCCGCGCGACGGACGACGGGTTCGGCGCGGGTAAACGCGTGATTCCCGGCGGCGGACAGCATCTCTCCGGGAGCGCCGAAGCCTTCGCCAAGGCCCTCCGCGAGGATCTGCCCCCATTGAAGTTTCTCGCCGGTCGCGGTCTCGGCCCCGGCTTCTCCGGCCATGCCGAGAGAGGCTTGCATCCCGAACTGCGCCGCGATCTCCGCGCCCTCGCGCGCGATCTCGCGAACCGCCGACGCCCCGGCCCGCGCGCCGGACAGCAGTTTCTCCCCCGCCATCCCGCCGCTCATGGCGTCGAACGCCGCGACGACGGCGGCGCCGGTCGCGGCCTTCTCGCTCGCCCGCTTCCTGATCTCGGGATCGCGCAGAAGCGCCCGCGTCTCCGGCTTCTTCAGGTCGAGGCCCTCGGCCTTCATCGCCGACAAAAAGCGGGCGCCGTACTCGCTCACGAACGATCCGGCGCCCATTCCCGCCGCCGGTCCGGCGACGACACCGGCGGCCATTCCGGGCAGCGCGCGCGGCAACGATTCCATGCCGATCTGCCCGATCACGCCCAGAGGGTCGGTCATGAAAGCGCCCCACGCGTCCCCGAAGTCGCCCTTGCCCGCCTTCTCCATCGCGGCGGACGCGGCGGGATTGCGCGGCGCGGCCTCCACCTCGTCCTCACGCGCGGCGGCGGAGTCCAGGTTCTTGTCGAACACGTCCTGATGGGATTTCCGCATGTCCGCGCGGCCTTCCGGCGTCTCGCCGAAATACTGGTCGGTCAGATCATCGATCAGCATCTGGTGGCGTTTGGCGTTCTCGCCGTAGAGCCGGGACCGGAGAGCGTTCGGCGTCTCCCCATTGTCGATCGCGTCGAACGCGTTCAGCGCGTCGCCCGCCATGACCGCGCCGCGGACATCCTGCTCGCCGCGCATCGCCGCCCAACCCGACCCGAGGCGCTGAGCGGCGCGCGCGGGAAGACTGTTCGCCTCGTTGTAACGATCGACGGCGGCGGCGACTCCCGCCGTCGTGGAAAGATCGTCGTGGACGAGTTTCGCCGCGTCGGGGTTGGAGGCGAGCCACGAACGCAACGTCGGGGACCGCTGAAGAACCCGGTCGCGATCCTCCAGCACCGCGCGCCGCTCGACGTTGCCGAGATCGGCGAGAACCGTGTCCGTCGAAAGGCCGAAGCGCTTTCCCAGCGTCGCCGCCTTCGCCGCCTGATCCGGGTTGGTTCCCATCGCGGAATACAGGTTCGCCTTCGCGGCGGATTCCGCCTCGGCGTCGCGTTCGTCGAGAAACGCCCGGAACGACCCGGCGAAACCGCCTTGAGCGTCGGCGTCTCCGGCGCCCTTTTCGTCGGTCGCGGGCTTGTCCAGATACCGAGAGAAGGATTCGGCGAAGTCGGTCATGTTCGCTCCAAAAGAAAAGGCCCCGCGTCGTTGACGCCGGGCCGGTTGTAACCTACAATTCACACCATGTTCGAAGTTCGCCAAACCGCCGTGTTTCGTGACTGGCTCGACGGCCTACGGGATGGTCGGGCGCGGGAGCGGATCGCCCAACGCGTCGTTCGCCTTCAAGCCGGGTTGTTCGGTGACGCCAAGTTCTTCGGCGGTATCGGCGAACTGCGGGTCGATCACGGTCCGGGGTATCGCGTCTACTTCGTTCGACGAGGTGACGTGGTGGTGATCCTGCTGTGCGGCGGCGATAAGCGGACCCAGGATCGGGACATCGAAACCGCCAAGGTGATGGCGGAACAACTGGAGGACTGACGATGGCTCTCGAAACGCTGCCCTTCGACGCGGCTGATTATCTGAAGTCTCCGGAGGCTCAATCCGAGCTTCTCGCGGAGGCGTTCGCCGGGGGCGATCCGGCCATGATCGCCGCGTCTCTCGGCATCGTCGCCAGGGCGCGCGGCATGTCCCAAGTCGCCCGCGACGCCGGGGTGACGCGGGAGGCGCTGTATCGATCCCTCTCGTCCGACGGAGACCCGAAACTCTCCACCATTCTCGGCGTGATGAAGGCGCTGAACTTGTCCCTGCGTGTCGACCATTCGAACCTCTGATCCAAAAGAAAAGACCACTGGAAGAGGCGAAAATGACCACGTTCGGCGACGATCTCATCGAGGCGATGAACGAGGCCGCGGCGATCGCCAAGGGCGAGGCCGAACCGGCGGCGGTTCACCACGCTCTCGCCATCCCCGAGAATCCGCGGTAGGCTCCTCTCCCGTTTGCTCGGGAGGGGATCATGCTGAGAATAATCGCCATGTTGGCCGACGTGATTTTTCTAGTTTTTATTGCGCTTGCCATAGATTATGACCATCTGCCAAAAGATGAATATTGGAGAATCGCCCTAATAACACTTATCCCAATCATAAACATTTCAGCTCTATATAGTCAGGGAAAGTCAGGTTTCATTCAAAAGTTATCAGATACCGTAACGCTATCTCTTGATGCGAGAAATTCAGAACTCCGCAAGAAGATAAAAGACAATCGCGAAGAAGATGCTTCGTAATCGCCTCGGAAAGAGAACGAATAATCGTCAATGGACGTAATCCGGCTTGTCGTCCGCGACGACCGGATCCGGCTCCTTCAAAACGGCTTTCGCCTTCCGCCGCTCCCCGACCAACCATCCCATGTAGGCCGTGTTGAGTTCCTGGTCCGTCGGCGCCTTTCCGTTCCTTTTGGTGAGGATCGCGGTCATCTCTTCGCGGTGTTTGAGCGGGATGTCCTCGGCCCTGACGTAGAAGTCTTGGTTGTTCGCGGCGTTCGCGTCGAACAGCCGCGCGCGCGAGTCCCAGATTCGTCCGGGGATCCACCCCGACGCCAGCAGCTTCCGCCCGATTTCGTTCGCCTCGTCCTGGGTCGGGCGCCGCTTGTTGGTCTCCCGGAAGTTGGTCAGCGCCTCCTCAAGTTGGCCGTGATAGGCCGCCGCGCGGTCAAGTTCGGTCTGGCTTCTCTTGCCGGTCAACTTGATCCCCGCCGCGTCGATGTCCTGCTTCAGTTCGGAGACGGTTTTCTTGACCTCGATCGCCTTGGCCATTTCCGCCGCGTCCTTCTTGTTGATCGCGGCTTGGCGATCGACGAGGCCCTGCCATTGGGATTGCGGGAGCTTCAGGATGAACGAGCCGAGATCCATATTGGCGAACCGATCGGGGTCGGTGGAGGCGATGCCCATCAAGCGATAATATTCGTGTTGGTTCTCGTCGTTCGGCTGCACAGCGACTCCTTTCGCCTTCTTTTCCAGGTAGTCGGAGATCCCTTTCTGTGTCTCTCCGGAGAGTTTTCCCCACGTCTCGGGGTCGAATTGGTCGATGGACTTGGTTTCCGGGGCGACGGCGATTTTCCACGCGGCGCTCCGCGAAGCATATTCCTGTTCGCGTCTGGCCGTTTCCCTCATCGCGAGTTCAGTGCGGAAAATGGATATCGCCTTCCCCCTCACATCCGGGTTTTCGATCGCCCGGATCTTGGCGAGGTCGGCCTCGACGGACGGAGCGGCGACACGCGAGGACGCCCACGCCGCGACGTCGCCGACGGTTTTCCCCGAGAGGTTCGGGTTGGCCGCCATGACTTGCGGCGAGACGACCGTCGCCACCGGAGCGGATTGATCGGCGTTGAGGAGATCGATCGCCCCCTTCGCGCCGAAGACGTGGGCGAGGTAGACCGCCCCGTCGGTCGGCGCGATTCCCGCCGCCGAAAGGGCTTTCTTGTTGTCGTCCGCCAGAGCCTCAACCATTCGCTTGGACAGGGCGGGGTCCGACCGCAGCGTCAGCAGCTCGGCGTCGGACTTTCCCGCCGCCACATCCGGCGCGGCTTTCTTGACTGTTTCCAGCCACGTCGAGTTGATGAACTGCCCGGCTCCGGTCGCGGTGCTCGATGTGTTTTTCGCGGTCGGATCTCCGCCGCTCTCGACCGCGATGATGCGATCGGCCAGCGACCCGTTTCCGATCGGAGCGGCGGACATCAGGCCGTCGACCACCCCGCGAGCCGCCGCGTTGGTCGACGATTCCTTCGTCAGCCTATCCAACTGTCCGAACGATTCCGGCGTCAGAAACCCGGACTGGCGTTGAAGGAGTTCTCTCGCCCGCGTCGGGTTCTCGACCGCCGCCCGCTGAATGACCCCCGTCCAGTATTGATCGGACCACTTCGACTCCGCCGCCGCCATCACTTCCGGCGAATGCCCTTTCCGCGCGGCCATGTCGCGCACATCGTTCAATCCGACCTGATGGTACATGTTGAGGTCGGGGTCGGAGGCGTAGCGCGCGGCGCCGGCCTGGGCCTGATTGTATTGGTGGGCGATGTCCGTCGCATCTTGGTCGCGCTCGGTTTCCCGGCCCACCCATGTGATCGCCTCGCGATTGATCAGGTTGAACTTCGCGTCGGCCCGTTCGGTGTAGAGCCGCGCCTGTTCGCCGCCTCCCATGGATTCGGCGGTCGTCTTGATGCGATCTCGATACTGCTGCTGCCACACGGGGAGAGCGGCGGCGGCGCGGGCGCCCTTCGCCTTCCACACCGAGTTATCGTCTTGCCGAAGCTGGTTCTGCCAATCGTCGTCAGCGTTCTCAGCCGCCTTGACCGCGGAGGCGGTCGCGTCGGCTCGCATCTGGGATCCGATGTCGAAAACCGTCTGCCCGGCTTGACGCATCTGCGCCGTCCCTTGGGCGTTGACCTGCGCCTGGGGCGCGCCGAAAGCGTCGGGGGACGCGCGCCAACCGGGATCGCGCGCGATGCCGACGCGGCGGGAGGGATCGGGACCGGGGATCATCGCCATGTCAGGATATCCCGAATGTCTTTTTGAAGGACCATCCGCCCTCCTTCGCCATCGTCGACATTCCTCCGAGAAGCGAGGTTCCCGCGCCGATGAAGGCGTTCGAATAGGCCGATGACGCCGCGTCGTTGTAGTTGTTCATCGCCATGTCGTTGAGCTTGGCACCGCTCTCCAGCGCGCGGGCGCGCAGACTTCCGCCGTAGAGGATGCGCGAGGCGCCGGTCTCCGTCTCCTTCGCCACGCCTCCGGCGACGGTGAGGGGCGTTCCGGTCATGTCGACGCCGGAACCGCCGACGCGGGCGCGCAGCGTGGCGAGTTGTTTCTCTCCCTGGTCGCGCCGGTCCTGAGCCTCGATGTTCGACGCCATCCGCTCCTGTTCGGCCTGGGCGCGTTGGACGGCGGCGTTGTAGGCGGCGGCCTGAGCTTGCGCCGACGCCGCGTCGGCCTGGGCTTGACCCGAGGCGATTGAGCTGATCGCCGACATGCCGGTACCGATCGCCATGAGGGCCGTCGGGTCGAACACCATCATCGGATCGCGCCGGGACGCCGACGCCGGGTGCTTCATGAACATCATTCGCGGATCCTCGCGTACCGGATGTGGTCGGAGCCGTCACGGCCCCACGCCCGCATCAATCCCTCGGGGGTGAACCCAAGCCACCGAGTCAACCGGGCGGCGCTCGTGTTGCCGACAACCGTGCTGGCCTGCACCCGCTTCCAGGCCGCGCTTTCGCGGGCGAACCGGCGCTTCACCGCCAGCGCCAGAGCCAACCGGTCGGTGTTGGATAAACCCGGTGCGACCGCGACCCACGCCTCGGCGCACCCCTCATGAATGATCGAGAAGCCGCCGATCGCGATCGGAGAGCCGTCGACGAGAGCGGCCCACGCCGGACCGCCCGGTCCGCGCGCCGCGATGATGTCGGCGACGTCCGGCGACACGGCGCGGGCGCTCTCAATCGTGAGCGGGACGATCTCCAGCATCACAAGGAACTCACGGTGACGATCGGCGCGAGCGCGAGGAGCGTGAACGGAAGAGGCTGCGAGACCTTGAGGTGGAGGCGCGGGTCGGTACCGGAAGCCGAGGCGACGGATTGCGTGACTTCGCCGGTAAACAGCGGAACCGCCGCGTCCATCGGGTCTTCGACCTCTCGGTATTCGATCGCCGCCATATCGTCCCACGACAAGCCGATGAGGCATTCCGACGCGTCGAGAGCGTAGACTCCGACCGACGAGACGCGCTTCGGCTTTCCGATCGACGTCCCCCCGTCGGGACCGGAAATGACCGGCTTTGTCGACTTGAACCGGGAGACGTACGGCAGCCCGACCGTGACGACCGACGCGGCGGAGTCGAGTGTGATCTTGCCGCCGGAGACGACGCGTTCCGGGTGGACCCACCCGTCCGCCAGGATCGCGACCGTCTCTCCCTCAAGGTGATCCAGGCCGGAAATCTCCGTCGCCGGATCTCCGGAATAGGTCAGTCCAGAATCGACGTGAAACGCCTCCTTCTGACCCTCGCGCACCGCCGCCTTCCACGCGTCGATACCGGAGAAGTCGTCGCGGCGAGGGCCGGAGAACGGCTCCTCCAGAACCTCCACGTACCTCCGCGTCTCCCCGTCGATCGTCCGCTTGACGACCATCCACACCTCGTCGACATCGCTCGTCGATGAGGGGATGACGGCGACGCTCTCAACGACCGCCGCGCCGGATCCGAACGCGCCGCCGAGAATTTGCCTCGACCAGCCCACGACATCCTGGTCGCGCTTGTAAGTGAGGACGCAGACTTGACCGTCGGATCTGGCGCCCCAAAACAAGCTGTCCGGCTGCTCCTGCCACGCCGTCGCCGTCAAGCCTCCTCCGGTGATGTGCTGGGATAGCGTGGTCAAGTCTTGGGAGACGTATGACCCCTGATCGTTCGAATACGCGAACTCCCAAAGTTTTCGATTATTGCGCTGAGCGAACAGGACAACGTTTCCGACCTGAACCGGGGGAAGCTCGCTTGAGCCGTGGGTGGAAACGCGACGGACCTGCACGTCGGTGGGTGTCAAGACCGGTCCGTCGCTCGTCACCTTGAACTCCGCTCCGGCGGTGCCGACCATAAGGATCTCGGATGACGCCAGCCAGCGGATGACGTTGATGTCGCCTGACGTGATCTGGTAGTTGAGTGCGTTGTCGTCGTTCGATCCGGGCGCGTGGTCGAGAAAATCACCGACCGTCGAACCCCAAAACGTCTGAGGCTGGTAAGATGTTCCGGCCCAGTACAGCCGCTCCTCATGGAAGCCGACGGCGACGGGCCATCCCGTGCTGTCCGACCAGCAGCCAAGCCCCCAATCCGTGGTGGCCTCCGGTTTCCCTTTGAGCGTTACGGTCGCTCCGGCGCTCTCGTCGGTCACGTCGAAAGCGATGGCGAGTTTCATCTGTCCGGAATCGACATAGACGATTCGGAAGTCGCCGTTGTTCGATGCGGACCCGGAAACCGTGAAACGCTGGTCGACTTTGAAATTGTACTCGACGAACTTTCCCGCGGAGTCAAGTACGCTGTCGTTGTGCAAGTCGCCGGTGTTGGATGGATCGCCTTCCTTGAAGCGGATCGTGTTTGTCGTGTACTTCGGCAACAACAGGCTGAAGCCGTCGACCTTTTTTACGTCCGCCGTCACTTTGGTGGTGGAAACGACGGAGGTGATCACGCACCACCCCTCGTACAGCCGGATCATTCTTCCCACGTCGGTGGATTTGAATCCGGCCCCGTCATTGATCCCCACCGTCGACGACGCGGTGATCGCCACGCTCCCCTCGATGTCGGATGCGACCAGCGTCGTATCCGTCGCGTTCTCGATGTATGGGCCGTGCGTAAAGGCGGGCTTGCCGATCGACCACGACGTATGTCCAGACCGGGAAAGTTGTCGCGGTCCCGGCGTCGGGTGGGCGAGATACATCACGTCGGCGGACTGGGCGAAACGGATTCCCCGCAGATCATCCGCCGCGTAGGGCGTCTGAATCTCGTAGGGGGCGGCATCCTTCTGAATTTGCCCCTTGTTCATGTAGAAACGGAAATACCCCCCATCGCTTCCCCCGACGTCGCCGGCCTCAATGATGTAGGCTTGGTCGTCGCCGAAGACGAAGGGAAGCAGGCGGACGGCGGAGGCGCCGGATTTGACCTCGGCGACAAACCGCGTCCCCGGCCTCCGCATCATGCCTCCTTGCTGAAGCATAAGAAAATTCTCCACCACCTCTCCGGCGAAGCCGTACTTCGGAAAATCCGTACGCGCCATGAGACGCGGGGAAAACTCTCCCGCGTTGAAGGACTGCTGGACGGGCGAGAGTTTCATCGGTCGCGCTCCGTCACCCAAGAGGAGAGAGGTATCGTCTCCGCGGGATTCTCGGCGCCGTCGGCGGCGCGGGCCGCCGGAAGAGCGACTTGCCGAAACCGTTGGTCGAGCTGGTCGGATAGCTCGCGGGATTGCGGCAAAATGATCGCCAGTTCCGAGGCGAGCTTGATCGCCAGCGCCTCGCGGAAATCGGTGGGCATCAGGTTGGGATCCGTCACCCGCGCGACGTAGAGCAGGTAGACGTTTTCGGCATCGGTCACGACCTTGCCGCCCTCGACCCGGTAATCGAAAGCGCCGTCCCCGTCGGGGGTGTCCCAGATGCCCGAGATCCGGATCATGTCGGCGGGGAGTTGGTAGGCGTAACTCCAGCCGAATGCCGGAGATAATCCGAGTCTGGCGAGCGCGACGCGCGAAAGCGCGAAATTCCAGTCGTGCGCCCGCAGCAAAAAGTCCCTCGCCGTCGCGAAGCGGTTGAGGCAAGCCGTCGCCGCCGCCGAGTTTGACTGCTGAAGAGACGCGATCGGTCGCTCGCCGATCTTGGCGAGCGCCGTGTTGCAGATCTCGACATCGGAGGCCATGGCCTTACACCTTGGTGCGCGTGATGGCGGGCGCGGGCTTCGCTTGGGCGGCGGTCGTTCGGAAGGTCAGTCCTCCCGCCTCGATCGTCGGCAGGGAGCCGACGGCGGCGACCACGACGGCGGTTCGATCTGACGCCTTGACCACCAGATCGGCGATGGCGATCTCCCCATCCTGTCGACGGCACGTCACGCGGATGTAGTCGCCCGCGCGAAGGCGATCCGACACCGGCGTGAAGTAGCCTTCGGAGCCGATATCCGACGCGGGGTGGTCGGTGGTGTAGCCGTAGAGGGACGAGCCGGCGCACGCGGCCAGCGTTTCCAGGGAGCCGGGACGGCAGCGCATGGGGGGGGGAATCCTTGGGAAGTCGGCGGGACCGCGAAGCCCCGCCGGGTTGACCTCAGTTGGTCGCGTAAACGAATGTCACGTCGAGAGCGCCGGAAGCCGGGAGCGCGTCGGCGGCGACGGTGATGATGACCGTCTCCTCGGCGGTCAAGGCCGCGTTGAGCGCCGTCGCGTTTCCGAACAGCGTCGGCGTGTTGGCCGCCGTGAAGGTCGCGGCGGTTCGATACTTTCCGGTCGTCCCCGCGATGCCGATCGCCAGCGTGGCGGTGGCTCCGGCGGTCGCCGTCGCGGTCAAGACGCCGTAAATCACGGTCGCCCCCTTCGGCAACTTGGCGACGGTGATCGTGTCGCCGATCGCTTGGGACGTGAAGGCGACGGTCTCCGTGATGACGCGAAGAGTCCCGTTGTACGTTCCGGGATCGGTCACGGCCCCGGCGTTGACCTTGGTCATCACCGTTCCATAGGTGTTCGCCATTTAGCGACTCCTTCAAAGATGAGGGGCGCTCACCCGGCGCCCGATTGCGGAATATCAGGTGGTGGGGATGGCGGCGGTGTCGTCGACCGCCGCCTTGAGCGCGCCGACGGAATCGATCAGCACGGCGCCCATGCTCATCATGTTGTTGATGAACCACGCGGCGCGTTCGGCGATCCACGCCATGTCGGAGGTGACGTCTTGACCGACCGCGTGTCCGATCGCCGTCCTGTGCCAGATGTAGTTGTAGGCCGACGACGTCCCGCGGCCCGTGACGCCGGTGTGGACGGTCCACAAAACTCCGTTCCACTCCTTCCAGCGACCGACGGGCATCCCCTCTTGAAGCGGCAGACCGCTCGGACCGACGTACTGGGAGTCCGAGAACTCCTTGACGGTCAGCGCCGACGACCACGAACGCGGAGTCAGCGCGGCGTAGATTTGACCGTCGGACGGAACGTCGGCGGCGAGAAGCCCCTCGACCATCGCCAGCATGGAGTTCCGAACGGTGGCGGCGGAAGTCAGAACGAACCCGCCGGACAACGCCGAGGCTCCGCTCAACGCGGTGATGATCTGGGCGTCGGTTTCTCGTCCGAGGGCGAAGGCCCCCGCGTTGGAGACGACGCGCCGTTCGTCGATGTTGGTCTTCAACTCGTCGAGCTTGTCGACGTAATCGGCGGCGTACTTGTCAGACAACGCGCATTCGACGGTCGAATGATCGGCGTTCATGGGGAGAACGACGCCGTGCCGGGACTTGCCCGTCGCGGTTCCCTTTCCGACCTTCTGGAAGGTGGTGGTGGAACCGACGACGCCGGACTTGCCCCGAACCGCGTTGCGCAACAACGAGCCTTGCCGCTGGTACGCCTCGTGGACATCGGCCTCGTACTGCTTAACGAAGGCCGTGGAAACGCTGTTGCTCATGATGTCGCCTCTTGGGTTTCGGTGGTTGATTGTCCGAGATCAGCCCGTGACGCGATGGCCGAGCGCGCTCCAGGCCGGGGAGCCTCAAGGGGGCCGGCTGGGTTTGTCGGGGAACGTCGGTGCTGGTGGAGGGACCGCGCGCGGGGCGGCTTCGCGTCGGGAGCCGCGCGGGCCGAAAGTGTGGTCAGTCGCCGTAGCGTTGGCGGTAGAGTTCCCGGAGTTGGCCGTCGATCCGCTTCGCGGCGGCGGCGTCTGAGCGGGAAAGCGCCTTGTCCTGTTCAAGCCGCATGGCGGTGATCTTCTCGTCGATCGTCGCGGCGGCGTTGTCGGAGAGCGCCCCCGCCGCTTGGAATCCGTCCTCGCTCATCCGCCGACCGATCGTCGCGAAGGCCTTGATGAACGCCGGGTGATTGGCGAGCGGGATCCCTCCGACCGTCGCCTCCGCGATGAACTTGGCGAAGTCGGCATCCCCGAACGTCTTGGCCGCGCGCTGCGCCGCCTGCACGTTGCCGTCGAAATCCGACCCCCACTCGCGGCGCAGAGACGCGTCGGCCTTCTCGACCGCGCGCGCGGCCTCCGCTTGCCGGATCGCCAGCGCCTCGCCGTTGAGGCGGTGGAAGGTGGACAAGGCCGCGTCGACCTGAGCTTGGGTTGCGCCCGCCTTGTGCATCTCGGCCAAGACGCCCGTCACGACGACCTTGCCGGTGTCGGACAGGCCGTCGCTCATGCCCTCGGGCAGCTTGTAGGCGTCGGGTTTTTCGGGCACGCCGAGCGCCTTGTGATAGGCGGCGACGTCCTCCGGCGTCGCGTCCTTGCCCGGCGGGACGATCGCGGTCGAGAGCTTTTGCCGCAGGTCGAGATGCGCCTTGGCGAGATCGCCGACGGAGGTGAAACGCCCGGCGTGATCGCGGAGTTTCGCGTCCTCGATCGACGCGCGCCAATCGGTCGCCGCGGCTTCCGGGGCCGGGGCGACGACCGTCGTCGTTCCGGTCGCGCCGGTCGTGGTCGCGGTTTGGGTGGTCGCGGCGGGGGCGGACGGGGCGGCGGTTTCGGTCGTCGTCATTCCGGCGGGAGATTCGCTCATGTGATCATCGCCTCAGTTGTCGGATTGATCGCCGCCGCCCGGCGGGGGCAGCGGCTTGAAGAGTTCGCGCAGGATCAGCGCGGCGGCGTCTCGGCGTCCGTCCACGAAGGCGGCGCGGGTCGCGTCGAAGTCGCCGGTGAAGACCGGTCCCTGAAGACCGAGCCGAGAGAGCAAATCCCACAGCACGTGGTGGCCATCCGGGGAGCCGAGCAAAACGCGACGATAGGCGCGCGCTCGGTCAACCTCCGTCCACCCCGCCGGAGGCGGCAGCAACTCCGGGATGACCGACGACGGCGGCGGCTGGGCCACGCGGCGGAATAGGCGGTCGAACAGCGCGCGCATCAAACGGCTCCCCACTGCCCGTTGCCCAGACCCGCGGCATTGAGGAGTCCTTCGGGGGCGATGGCCCTGACCGCCGGGGCGGCGGCGCCCGCCATGTCGGCGATCTGCGCGGCGGCGGCGACCTGCTGTTGTCGCGCGGCGGCGGCGGCTCGCGACTGCCGATCCGCGTCCACATCCTCGCGTCGCCGCAGGAAGCGCGACGGGAAGCCGTAGCCGTCCGGCAGCGCCCGCATGATCGCGTCCGGGTCGAGATGATCGAGCATGTCCGGTTTGACGCTCGCGAGCGGAGAAATCGCGGTGATCGCCGTTTGCAACGACGCCATTTCGACCGCGCGCAGGGCTTGGGTCAGAGGGGAGTTGAACTCGAACCGAATCTCACGCCCATGAAGGCTCTCCGGGATGATCTCGATCGGCCCGAACGCCTCGCCGCGCATCAGGATCGCAAAAGCGCGTTCGACGACCGCGCCCGTGTAGTCGGCCTCCAGTTTGCCGAATATCGGGCCCATCTCGCGGATGAAGGATTGCTTGCGCTCGATGACCTCCGTGGCGGTCATCGCCGGGCCGTCGACCGGAAGCGAAAGCACGTTGCGGAAAAACGCCCGCTCGACCTGAAGCCGAACGTCCCCCTGCATCTCCCGTCCGAGCGGCATGTTCGCCCCGAGCGCCAGCGGGTAGACCGGCTGAGACACCCCGGCGGACCGCAGCGCGGCGTAATCGACGGAAATCAGACCGCCGGGAACCAGCCGCACCTTTCCGCCGACGATACCGTCGGCGGGCGTGACGAGCGGCGGCTCAACCGCCAACTCCCCGGCTTTGAGCAGGGTCTTGCCCATCGACTGCAAGGTGTTGGCGTCCGGCAGAGCGATCATGCCCGGAGAACGCCCGTAAACCTCTCCGCTCGCCCGGTCCCATCGCGGGACGGCGAACGGGAACTCCGGGTACCCGCTCTCGGACACGACATGCTCGGCCTTGATGTCGATCACGACGGACGCGAACGGCATCCCCTTGGCGTCGAGGCGATCGGGATCGGCGTTCGCGCGCGGCTGGACGACCCAGAGATACTGCGACGCCGTGTCCGGCTTGTCCTTGAGCAGATCCTTGACCGGGCCGGACAGCGCGTCCTCACCCCACTTTTGCGCCGCCTGTCTGGCCGATAGCGAGAGCGACACCATCACCGTGTCGACCACACCGTCGGCGTTCTCGAAGATCACCACGTCACGGAGCGGGATGGACCGGAAGGAGAGGCCGGACTTGTCGGCGCGCTCGCCGATGTACAGGCAACCGGTCCCGAAGGTGATAAGCTCGTCGTCGACTTGGCCGGACGACGAGATGAATTGGGCCGATCTCGCGTATAGGTGCGTCCAAAGGCAATCCCGTGCCGCCTCAAGCCAACGCTTGGCGTCGTCGTCGATCTCGTCGTCTTCCAATCCCTGGATCTTGATGTCGAACCAGCGGCTCGTCTTGGGCTTGAGCATGCTGTCGATCGAGGCGACAAGCTCGCGTCGCACGGCCATCGGGTGGCCGTCGTAGATCCCCACCATCCGCCGATCGCCGGGCGCGTGCGCGGACGTGAAATCCGCCGCGCGCGGCAACAGCACCTCGGCCAAGCGCTGCCAGTGGGATTCCCACGTCGAGCGCCCGGAGCGCGCGGCGGAGTGTCGGCGCAAAATGGCGGAGATGTCGGCGGTCGACATGGAGCGGTCCCTCAGTTGCCGAGCAGCGTGGCTTTTCTTGTCGCCGCGCCGTCGGGCAAACCCAAGCCCGTCGTCAAAATGGTCGCGGCGCGGTTGGTGCGCTTCGCCTCCTTTTGGCGCTGCGTCTCGTCGGTGGTGTCGATGGTCGTCGTCTCCTCGACCGGCGCGGTCGGGACGGTGGTGACGGTCGCCTTCTTGGGCGCGGTGAACAGGTTCGTCATTCGGCTCGCCTCGTGATGTGGCGGTGCAGTTGCCGCGGCGTGATGATCCACGGGGCGGAGATGTTGAGGACGCGCTTGGCGATCGTGACGCAGGTCGTCGGCTCCGGAAGCAACTGGCGGAACCGGCGCGGGCGGACATGAGTGCGGACGACGAGATAACCCGCCGCCTCCCACGCCGCCGCGATGCCGTCCGGCTCATCGCCGAGCACCTGCACGGCTAGGGTATCGGCCAGACCCTCGACCCCCAACCACACACCGGATTCCGGAAACGCGACCGCGACGTGACCGAAGCCGGGCGCGAGGAAGCGGCCCCACCACAGCTTCGTGGAGTGAAAGCCGACAAGGGCGGGGGTCATTCACCACCCCGCCGCGGGATCGTAGCGTTCAACGACGAGTGGGGCGACGGCGCGTTTGCGGACCATCGCCGGGAAAAGGTCGGTCAGTCCCCACACCAACGCGTCACAGCGGTCCGGGCTTCCCGGCCCCTCGTATCCGGCGGCGGTCATCTGACACATCTGCGCCTCAAGCTCGGGAAACACGCCGACGTGGGAGACGCGCCCGGCGTGATAGAGGCCGGAAATCGGCTCGGCCCGCACATGCTTGCCCCGCGTCGCCGTCACCTCGATCACCCGCAAGCCCGGCCTGACCGAGGCGAGCGTCTCGCGGCACATGTCGCCGCCCTGGTTGCGCTCGATCACGATCGCGTCGGCGCCCAGGCGGTCGTAAAGCCCGATCGCCCGTTGCGCCCATTGGCGCGGCGTTCCCGACCCGCTCTCGTCGGCCAGCACGTATCCGCGCCCGTCAACCCCAAGCCCCGCGGCGACGATGCCGTGCTCGTCCGACCCTTTTGTCGACGACACCGCCGGGTCGATCGCGACCAGGATGCGGGACAACGTCGGCGCGGCCTCGACGCGGCTTTCTCTGATGACGGCCTTATCCCAAATCGCGCCGATCGCCGCCGGTTCGTAAGCGCCGAGCCAGATGTGGGCGTAGCGGGTTGGGTTTGCCCGCTCGTCGAACGCCCGTTCCGCCTCAAGTTCCGCCGGGAAAAAAGGGTTGTCGTTGTAGTTGGCCTTGACCACGATCGCGTCGGGCGGCGGCTCCGCGCCGCGCAACAGTTGATCGACCGGATCGGTTTCGAGGCGCGGGTTCCAGGAGAACCACAACTCCGACCCCGGCTTGCGGAGCGTGGGGCGGAGCATTTCGAGGGAGCGTGACGAGAGGGTTTGCGCCTCCTCCACCCAGGCGATATCGAACCCCTCGAGCGATTTGATCGATTCCGCCGTGTGGTCGCGCATGCCTTGGAAGATGGCCACCCCGCCGCCCGGCGTTTTGATCTGATCGACCTGGATGTCAAACCGCCCGCCAACCCCAAGCGCCGAGATCTTGTCCTCGATCAGACGCTTCGCCGATTCCTTCAGGCTGTTCTGATTCTCACGAACGGCGACGACACGCAGCCCCGGCGCCATCAACGCGCGCTCGACGATCGCCTCCGCAAAGAAGTGGGACTTGCCCGAGCCGCGGCCGCCCCACGCGCCCTTGTATCGCGCCGCCCCAAGGAGGGGGACGAACACGCGCGGGGTGGGAATGTCCAGCCTCAAGGCTTCACGTCCACGATCCGGCGTTCGATGACCAGTGGCCCGCCGTCGACGCCGGTCAACTCGGTCGCGGCGCGATCCTTGAAGCGATCCGGTCGCCGAGCCTTGAGCATGAACATCATCAGGGTATCGGAATACTCGCGCACGCTTCCGCACTTGACGCCCTGGTAGAACACGGGCTTAACGACGCCCTCCGCCGCGCGGCGCGTGGCCTCGTCCTCCAGCGCGTCGGTCCCGAGGTCGAGAGCGGCGTCCCAAGCCTTTCGAAACTCCTCGTCGGCATCCCGCCACTGATAGGCGACACAGCGAGCGATACCGGCGCGCTTGGCGGATCGCGTGACGTTCGCGGACTGGGAAAGCGCGTCGAGAAACGTCGCTCGTTGCTTTTCTATCGTCTTTTCCGTCTTCGCGACCATCACTCACCGCCCTTGCCGCGCCGCGCGTTGCCGATGCGGAAGAGCAGCAGCACGACGGTCAGGATCAGGATGACGAGCTGGAGAACATCGGAGATGGATGCCGCGACGGCCGCGAGCGACAATCCGCCGGCGGATACGCCGGCATCACCGAAATATTGATGCGACATCCGCGCCCCCAACAAAAAACCCGCCTCGGATCGCTCCGGGCGGGTCTGGTTTGCTCACAAATCTAACTCGTGTCTCGTGTCTACCATTAGATTTTGGCCGCGTCAATAGGTTGTTTCACGAGACCGACATCTCGCGTCGCCCCACGGTGTTTCCGGCGCCGCGAAGCCCGTCACCTCGAAGCGGGTCAGCCGGTTGAGCAGTCCGAGCAGCTTGGCCATGCCGTTCCACCACTCGCACCAGACCTCGTTGACGTTGCGTATTTCGGCGATCGTCGGCGACGGCTCGACCGGACACCACAGCGACAGGACTTCCCGGCGGAGGCCGTCCTCGGTGCGTCGGAACACGAACTCCCGCTCGTCCGCCTCGATGCGCGATCGGCTTTGATCGTCACGAAGGCGCTCACCCCGCGCCATCATGGCGGCGGCGACCTCCGATTTGGACGGATACGGATCCCACTCCCCATCGATCGCGTGGCGAAAGCGGCCTGGACGATTGTCCGGCACCTCGACCGCGACAAGGCGTTGCCGGTAGGGCAGCCAGTCCGGGCGCGAGCCGACCCCGCCGAATTGGTGGATCAGCGACACGCGCCGCCGATCTCCGACGCGTAAGATCGCCGACGCGACCGCCTCGGCGTCCGGATGGACGCGGGGGGCTATGCCGCGCGCCGGCCCGCCGCCGTCGATCACGCACCCGATGTCGCCGCGGCGAACCATCGTCGCCACACCGTCGCGGCTGGCCCCCCGCGGCTCGTACCGGGTGTCGTCGAACGCGGCCTCGACCTCGTGCAGCGCGATGCTGTCACGATGGGCGCGCTGGTCGCGGATCGCCCACGTCACCAGCGCCTCAAGATCGATCGCGACCTTGGGCGCGGACGGGAGACGGCTCGACGTGGCGCCGGATGACGTGACGGCGTTCAAGGTCATTCCTCCCCGTCGTCCAGTCCCGCCAACTCCTCGCGGAACGGTTTGCGCTCGAAATACTCCGAACGCTTGCCCCTGTTGAACGCCGAGACCGGGCGGTGGTAGCCCATCACCCGCGTCCAGATTTCGCAGGGCTGGCGTTCGGCGTCGGGGATGTCGGCGAGGGTGATTTCGGCGTTGGCGTCTGAGGTCATCACGCGGCCTCCACGGCTTTCGCGACGACGACCTCGATCTCGTTCACGCCGAGACAGTGGCGGATGTCGGCCTCGAACCTCCCTCCGATCCAGTCTCGGGAAAGTATGTTTGGCACGGTGATCACCGCCTTGCCCTCGTCGACCACGATCTCGTCGACGATCGGAGCGATCCAGGTCCGGTACGTGGTCGCGTCGAACCTCTCGGCCCAAGGGGAGGGGACGACGACGGGCGGGGACGACGGTCTCGCCGATCGCGTCGCGGCGGCTTGAGCGACGGCCCGGCGCACGTCCTCGTCGAGGACGGCGGAAAGGCGGCGCGGCGGGTCGTCGGGCTTGCGCTCGGACATCCGCCGGAACTGCCGGTCGACCTCCTCGGCGGCGGCCCGAGCGACGGCGTCCGCGCTCACTCCGCGACCCGTTCCCTCGGCGATCCACGCGGCGAAAAGCTCCTCGTCGCTGGGGGAGATCGGGCGATCTGGAAGATCGAACCAAGTCTCGAACGCCTTGGAAACCGCCGTTTTCACGGTCGAGACGGCGGCCTGGACGCCGGAATCCAAATCCCGATCATCCTCGGGCGGCGGCGGGCCGTCGCGCGTGGACGCGCGAGCGCGCGTGAAAGCCGCCGCCGCGCCGGATCTTGAACTTACTTCCCTCTTACCTCCTACCTCCTCCCTCCTCCTATCCGCGGAGTGAATTCCGAACTGGTTCGGGACCGGTTCGGAACTTGGCGATGGTGAAGCGGCGCGAGTTCCACACCCGTTCGGAACGGGTTCCGAATTCGTCGCGGATGAAGCGTTGTCGGTTCCGGCCCGGTGGGGAACGGGCAGCCTTTCATTCCCCCTCTCGTTCCGTACCGGTCCGGAACCTCGGGGTGGATCATCGTCCGCCGGTTCCGAACCGCCGTCCGGTGAGCGTCGGCCTTTTCCGACCCAGTTCAGAACCTCGGGTGTGGTGGGATGCAGCGCGCGCGGTTTCTTCGGACGCTGCCAGACCATGAAATTGCGGATCGCGCCGTAGACGCGCCCTCCAATCTCGTACCGCATGATCTGCCGATGCTCGACCAACTCGTCCAGCAACTCGTTGATGTCGGCGCCGTCGGCGGGCATCAGCCGCATCTTCAGTCCGACCGGCTTCCATTCGAAAACACCCTGGTCGTCGGACTCATTTCGGAGAGCCAACGCGAGTAGGCGAGCCGTCGCCGAGCACTCGACAAAATCCTCGTCGGTCCATTGGCCGGGAAAAATGGAACGGATGCGGGCCATGGCGTTACCTCGTGATTCCGGTTCGTTGGGCCGCGTAGTGAACCCAACCGGGCCTGAAGCCCTTGACCCGTTGGATCCGCTCCAGATCGGCGCGGCTCCGCGCCAATCGTTCCAGCAGCTCGGCGCGGGTGACGCGGATCATGCTGTCGGCGAGAAGGCTCAATTGCTTCTCGTCGGCGGCGGCGAAAGCCTTGCGGAAGGTCCGCCCGCATTCGGGGCAGACCGGCGCCGCCTCGAAGCGGCGCGTGCAATTGGGGCAGCGGAAGGTTCTCGGGACGATCGGAGACAGACCCTCGTCGAGCGTCCAGTCGCGGTCGGCCTCGGGCATGCCGTGGGCCCGGATGTTGTCGGCGAGGTCGATGATCACCGAGCGGGTCTTGCCGGGATAAATCCGCAACACCCGCCCGACCTGCTGCATCATCTTCTGTGTTGATTGGGTTGGGCGCAGGAGGAGCGCGCCGGACACGACGGGGATGTCGGTCCCCTCGCTGACGATCTCGCAGCTGGTCAGCACCTGGACCCGGCCCTCGGCCAGACCCAGGATCGCCGCGTCGCGCTCATCCTCGTCCATACCGCCGTCGACCGACCGCGCCACCCAACCCGCGCGCGAGAACGCCTCGGCGACGTGGCGGGCGTGATCCACGGAGACGCAAAAGGCGATGGCCGGTTCCCCCGGCATCCGCCGCGCGTATTGCCTGACCGCCTCGGTGGTGATGACGTCGTCGTCCATGACGCGACCGAGATCGGCCTGGACGTAATCGCCGCGAGAAACCTTGACACCGGAAAGGTCGAGGTTCGCGAACGGCGCCCAAACCTCCGGCGGGCAGAGCCAGCCGTCGGCGATCAGGGATTTGACGGGGGGACCGCGAACCGCCTCGTTGAATATCGACCCCAACGGCTTGCCGTCGCCCCGGAAAGGGGTGGCGGTCAGGCCGAGGCGTTGCGCGCGGGGCATCCATTCCGTCAGCAACTCGGCCCACCCCGGCGCTATGGTGTGGTGAGCCTCGTCGATCACCGCGAAGCCGATATCGGCCAGCCAATCGGCGAGGCGGCGCTTGCGGGCCTTCAGGCAGTCGATCGAAGCGACGTGGACGAGGCGCGCCGGGTCGGGGTCGTGATCCGGGTCGACGATCCCCGCCTCGACGCCGACGGATGCCAGCGTGCGGACGGATTGCCGAAGCAACTCGCGCCGGTGGACGAGCATCACCGTGCGGCGCTGCGCCACCTCGGTCATCACGCGAATGACGCCGGAGGAGACGACGGTCTTCCCCCCGGCGGTCGGCAGCGCGTAGAGCGTGCCGCGCACCCCGCGTTGGTGGCACGCCAGGATCTCGGCGGTGTTCCGCTCTTGGTAGGGGCGGGGCGTGGGGCGGTGCGCGTTCATGCCGCCTCCCGCCGCCGCGCGCCGAGCGCGGCCTTGAACACCCGGACCTCGACGCGGGGGCGGGTCTTGTCGACGAACCCCCATTCGAGAGCGGCGCGAATCTGCCGGTCGTTGACCAGCACGCGTTCCTGCAGCGCGTCGCGAACGAGCGAGGAGTCGAGGTCCGGGCGGCGGCTGGCGTAGAAGACGCGGCACTCAAGCCAGACGTCACCGCCGAACGGAGGATCAATCGTCGGAACGAACGTCGCCGCGATCGCCTCGAACGCCCGCCCCTTGTCGGACTTGATCAGAGCCGGCCGCCCGTGAAGGGTCGCCAGCTTGCGGCTGTTGCCCTTCGCGGCCGGCTCGCCGGGGATGGTGAACGCGGCGATGAGGTCGCCGCGCGTCCAGAACTCCTCATGCTCCTCGTTCACGCCGCCCATGATCACACCGCCGCCGCGAGGCCGGCGGCATCACCCGCGACCGGAGGCGGGGTGATCGAACGCGGACGCGGCGATCCGGCCTTGGCCAACTCAACGAGGGCCTCGCGCAGGACCGCCGACGGCGTGCCGTCCAGGCTCTCGCCGCGCTCCTCGGTGATCTCGGCGATCCACGCTTCACCCGCCGCCGAGGTACCGCAGTCGATCAGGGGGCGGTCCGCCAGGGTGTCGAAAACGACGGGGCCGCGGGTGCCGTCGCGCACGACGAGACGGGGGATCACCTCGATCTCGGCGTCGACCACACTCTCGTCGTTCGCCTTCGCCGCTTTCTCCGCCTCGTCCCAGCCGTCGCGATAGGCCTGGACCATCAGCGGTGTGAAGAACTCGGGCTGGTCGGAGTCTCGATCGGCGCCGAGAGCGTGATACTCGCGACCGACCCGCTCGGCCTCGGCCAGCGTTGTCGCGGACGGCTTGCCGCGCTTCGGCGGAGTCGGGAGGACGACGTCCGTCACGTCGACGCCGGACGGGGTGAGGCGACGTTCATCGTCCAGGGTGGAACCCTCGCCGTCGGTCTGGGTGGGGATATCGCCCCCGTCGGCCACCCCCTGCCAGCGTGTGCACCACACCCACGACACGCCGTCGGCGTTGACCATGATGTCGCGGATTCCGGCGACGATCTCGACGTCCGACATGTCGACGGCGGCGTTCGCGGTGTTGAGAGCGTCGGCCAGAGCGTCGGCCTCGTCGCCCGCCCCGAAGCCCAACGTCAACACGTCGTCTCCGCTCGTGGTGTCGCGCAGGTCCAGGCCGTCGTCGCGTTCCTCGATCGAGAACCGGTGCGCCGCCGCCTCGCGCTCCGCCGCGCCTTTGGCGTATCCCTTGTTCCAAAGTTCCCAGGAGGGAGTGTCGGGGTCGAAGATGTTCGTGTCCTGACCGGCCCGGCCCGCCACGCGCCCTGTGTTGAACGCCCAACCCGCGTCCTCGGGCACCTCGCCCTCGTCGCGGGCGGCACCCTCGAAATCGGCTTCGGCGGCGGGCGGTTCGACGACGGCGGAACCGTCTCCCCCCTCATCATTGGACGCCTCGATCTCGGCCGGCTCGTCGCCGAGGTCGAACGGCGGCTCGTCATCGGCCATTTGGTCGGAGGCGTCGCGCAACGCGGCGGCGGTGTCCGGCGGCAACGCGGCCTTGGCCCCGCTCTTGAAAAGGTCCGATGTCTCCACGTCGCCAAGGAGAGCTTCGCGGACGACGTCGACTTGCCGTAGGGCCTTGACCCTCTGGTCGTCGCTCTCAAGATGGCGAATGCCGTGGAACAGCTTGAAGACCTTGGCGTCGATCCCGGCGGCCTTCACAGCGCCCATCGCGGTTTTGACCGGCGCCCGAGCCTCATCGATATCGGCCTGAGCCTTGATGATCGTCGACGACGCCCGGCGCAACGCGTCGGCGCGATCGGCATCGCCGATGTTGATCACCGATTTGACGGCGGATTTTCCTCGAGCCATGTTGACGGTCTCCTTTCTGGAATGAGCGGTGGAACGGGGATCAGGGCGGCGGATCAGGCCGCCCCCTTCTTTTTCGCGGTCTTCGCCTTGGCCCTCTCGACCATCTCGGCGCGTTTGGTCCCACGCCGCGAGGCGCGCGCCTTCTGAATGGCGGACTTCACGGCGTCGACACCGTTCCCGGCGATGTCGTATTCGACCGCCTCCGCGAGGCCGATGCGCCGGATCGGAAAGCCGTTTTCGATCGCCCGCGCGGCGAGAGCGGCCAGAGCCTTCGCGCGGTCGCGGTCACTCATGATCGGGGATCGGTCGACCTCCGACAGCGGAGGCGACCAGCTTTCGCGAGCGAAGGGATTGCCGGCGTTCATCGGCGGTCCCTCCCGGCGGCGCGTTTCAGTACATCGGCGAACCAACGCTCGGCCTGTTCGGATCGCGGGTAAAAGACGTAGGTCCAGAGGCCGTCGCCGAAGACGAGTTTGAGATCCTCCCAGCCGTCCGGCCCCGGCTCGCGGCCCTTCAGCCACCCGTCGACGGTGCGCTCCACGGGCGCGCGCCCGGTCTTGGCTTCGATCATCCGGCAGAGCCTTTTCAGACGGCTCCAATCGGCGTCGAGCGCCGTCAACATCCGCAGGATCCTCGCCAGACGATCCGCGCGCTCACGCCGATCCGCGCGCTCTCCGCGAAACATGAGGTCTGATTTCGCGCCTTCGTCCGCTGAAGGTTTGGTCGGAGGATCGCCTAGGTCGAGCGACAACGCCTCCGTCTCCTCTCGGGGGCGACGGTCCGGCGCGCGCATCGACGGCATCAGCGACATCTGGAGAGATCCGGCCATGCGATCACCTCACACGCCGAACAGCAGCCGGACGACGGTCGGGCCGAAGGTCCAGACGACGATCCCGAGAAACACGATTCCGAAAGGCGGAAGCGGCACGGCGAAGCTCCGATCGGGAAAGCGTCATGGTTGAGGCGAAGCCGGGTTCAACCGCCGCCCGCGCTCCCGCCGAGGTCTGGGAACTGACGATCCGCGCCCGGTACGAGGATTGCGCGCCGTGCCCGACTTGCCGCATCGGCGTGATGGTCCCGATCGCCAAGCGTCGAGGCTTCGCGGCGCGCGTCGTGAAATGCGACATGTGCGGGAAGGTCGAACGGGTGGAGGTGTACGAGTGACGACGCATCACGCCTCACCCTCACCGTTCAGCAGCGTCGCCAAGTGCGCGGCGTCGCTCCGGGAAAGCGGAAACCGAAGCTCGGTGTCGTTCCGGCTCGTGACGAGGGTGACCCCGCTCGCGCCCCTCTCAACCGCGATCCGCTCGACGTTTGGGGGAAAGCGAGTCATGCTCGCCTTCCCATGGTTGAACTCGAACAGGTCGCGGTTCCACGGCGTATCGGAGTTGCGGAATGGATTACCCATTGGCGGGCCTCCTCAAGGACGTGATGGCGTTCTTCGGATCGATGCCGAAATGGCTGAAAGTCGGGAAATGCCCGGACCGTCTCGACGCTCTGGAACGCCGCGTCGCCGAGTTGGAGAAACTGCTGGAAAAGCATCCGGCGGACGCGTGTCCGCATTGCGGCGCCAGGGCCGCGCGCATGGAGAGCGTCGTCGGGCGTGGAGACGGGACAACGCTCCAGCGTTGGGTTTGCCGAGACTGCGGATTCGAGGAGCCGCGCGTGGTTCGCCCGCGATAAGTGCGCATCAGCGCACCCTATCGGTTGCGGGAGACGCCGTGACGACGCCTCCCGCGCGCGCTACCATGGGGGTGTCAAGTCCAACCATGGAGAACGGATCATGCCTGATACCGCGCAAACACCGGAAGCGGTCGCTCTTGAGCTTCTTCGCCTCGTCGCGGCGGCGGACGACAAATCCCTTACCCTTGTCCGCCAGCACGAACAGCGGGACCACGCCGAAAGAAAGTACATCCTCGACACCTACGCCGAGTGCCTTTTCGCCGTCCAAGGCCGCCGCAAGCCTGAGTGACTCCGGCTTCTCAGGGGCGCGCGTCGCCGCCATCGGCTTCGCGCGTTCCGAGCACGAAGTCCGCGAAAGCCTCGGCAAATGCGACGACCGAGGCCGGGCCTTCGACGCAAATCGAGCTTCGCTCCTTCGCCAAATCGACGGCGAGTCGGAGGCAATCAAAGCGCGCGCTTTCGGGATCAAGCATCTTTCATCCGCCCTTTCGGGCGCCTTTCGCTGTTGTTGTCGGGGGGAGTTGGCCTTAGTCATCTTCCAGCGCCTCCGACACGGAGTTTTGAAGGAAGACGACGTTGATGTGCCTGTTCATCGCGTCGTGAACGAAGGAGGGGATGAGCGCCGACGCGATCGGCCCCTCTTGGCAGTTCACCGCCGTTCGCGCTCCTCCGCGCGCGTCCCAAACCGTGATCGCGAAGCCGGACAGCGACGCCCCGAACTCGTCGAGCGCGCGATCGGCTTGCGCCTTGATTTGCTCCACAAGCCTCTCGGCCCGTTCGGTCGCCGGGGATATCGCCGCCAGCATCATGCCGCCTCCTCGGTGGAGGGGAAGCGGCTTGTCGCGGGGAGATGGACTCCCCCCGCGGCTCCCTTCAGGGTGGAAGTTCCAACACAAACCTCTCCAAAGGGAACTCCAATGTCGGACTTGAACTCAGACCTGAATTTCTCGCCGCACATGATCGGCGTGATATCGGCCCTCAACGTCATCGCCGAGGTTTTGGTCGCGCGAGGCATCACTTCAGCCCCCGATCTCGCGAACATCCTGCGCATGAGGCGCAACGATCTGGCGACATACGACGACGGCGCGGAAGCCGCGCGAGTGCTCGAATGGATGATCCGACCACTCGAATCACCCGAGAGAGCCACGTTTCGCGACTTTCTGAAGGTTCCTCCATCGGGCGGAACACAATAATCGGAGGCTCGGTCGCCGAGGCGCCGGCTTCCATGAGGCTTCCGCCTCGCGGTCCGCCCATTACGAGGGTGGCGTGAATCATGACGCGTTTCATGCCGCCCTCTCCTCGGTGGAGGAGGGAGGGTCGGCGTCCATTGCGCTTTCGATCGCGCAAAGCGTTGACCCTTTTGGGTCGCCGGTACCGTCGGCAACGGCCTTTACCGCACACCAGGACAGCCCCGCTTTCTTGGCGATGCGGTCGATTTTCACACCACGAGCGTTGAGGAGCGCCCGCAGATGAGCGATTTCGGAACTGATGGTCATGCCGCATATTCTCGCTGTAACGAGAATTCGTCAAGCGCGAACATCTCATTACACCGAGATTTCGCTGAAGCGAGAAATGGGGAGAATAGCCCCATGTCCACGGAAGCTGAGGAACTTGCGCGACGTATCGCCGGGCTGAAAGCCTTCTACGAGGCCAACCGAGATCTTGGCCTCAAGAACCCCAACGTGTGGACTAAAGAGTCAGGAGTTTCCTACAATTCCGTGAATGAAGCGTTGACTGGGGCGAAGGTTCCGAACATCAAAATTGGAACCCTCGAAAATCTGGCCGACGGAGCGTCACGGCTGCTTGGTCGCCCTGTAACGATCGACGAAATAATTGGTCGCGATGCCCCCACGCCCGAACTTGACGTGATGGCTGATAAAATATTCAACCGCATGACCGTAGAACAAAAGAGAGAGGCGATCAGCCTGCTTGTTCAAAGCCTGTCTGACCATCAGACTTGACAATCTTCTCAAAGCCTTTCAACGCCGCAAGTTTTCGAGCCGGCGTCAGGCGTTCCCACAAAGAACGAAGCGCTGGATCGATGTCTATTTGGTCATGATTGTCAATTTCCTGTGACGCGCGCTCGCTTAACATGCTGGCCTCTGCCGAGAACGTTTCATGAACACAAGCCTACACCTGGGACTCTGGTCCCACAAGTGTTGGAATTGCGGCAACGGGTCGCGCGCGGTCGAACCGTCGGCGCGAGTTGAGCGCATGGAAACTCGCCGGCATCATGCGTTACGCATATGCCGTCCGATGCTTCGAATTTCGTCGCGAAAACTATTAGCGGAATGAAATTTTAAGGCCACGGCACACATACTCCTTCTGACCCGCGGGTTGGCGGGCGTTGGATCGGAGGATCGCGGGGGTTCGCCTCTCCGTGCCGATCGGGCCGTGAGGTGGCTCCTCGCGTGTCTTGTGTGCCTGGGGGAATCTTTGGACAGAGGATCCCAAGCGCGCCGCGCCCGTCTCCGGGGCGGCTCCAAAACGCTACGACTCTTGAGCTATCGAGTCAATACCGGCGCGTATTCCGTTTTTGTAACACAACGCGGGCGCGCATAATCCGGTATGCGCGGCGCGCGACGCCGGGACGACCCGCTTGATCTATCCGGCTTTATCGTATATACAATTCTCATGGACATCGAATTCGACCCCGCCAAAGACGCGGCCAACATCGCCAAACACGGCGTTTCCCTGGCGCGGGCCGTCGATCTCGAAATCTTGGCCTTCGTCGAGGACGATCGAACGGATTACGGCGAAACTCGATACCGGGCGTGGGGCGTGATCGCCGGCGTCCATCACTGTCTGGCCTTCACCCATCGTGACGGTCGGGTCAGAGCCATCAGTTTGCGGAGAGCGCATCGAAGGGAGATCGAACGCCATGTCGGATGAACCGAAGATCGACGCGGAGAACCCGGAGTGGGTCGATGATGACTTTCGTCGGTCAAAGCCCGCGAGCGAACTGCCGCCCGCGATTTTGGCGGCGTTTCCCCGCACGCGCGGCCCGCAAAAGATACCGACCAAGATACCCGTTTCCATCCGTCTGAGCCGCGATGTCGTCGAGCATTTCAAGGCCTCCGGCCCCGGCTGGCAAAGCCGGATCGACGAGACGCTGCGTAAAGCCGCCGGGATCTGAGGGGCGATCATGGATGCGGAGTTCTGGCCGGAGTGAAGATCAGCCTCTGGACGATCCAAAATAGTACCCGAGAACCAATGTCACGATCGGCAAGGCCGTTTTCTCAACGATGGACGACGCCGCTGATAGATTTTCCGGAGTTGATACTCCAAACAAAGCGGCGACGATCACCGACGCGACGCATGCGACGAACGCGAAAACGATCGTTACCGTGATGCGTGATCTCGTGTTGTCTTCCCGTATCGCCCTGTGAGCTTTCGTGATTTCCGGGACATCGATTCCCACGAATGGCTTTAGTTCCGAATCGACGCTATTCGCCAGCGATCGAAGCTCGTTCAACCCGTTGTTCAAATCTTCGCGCGGCATCTTCCTATGCCGCGTTTCGATCGCGAACGAGATGAATCGCCAGCCTTCCGGTGTCCCGCGCCGACGTGACGGATTTCTTCCCAACCCCGATGAATTTCTCTGCGATCTCGGTAAGCTGATCCTTGATGGCCGGATCGCTTTCGCGCTCGATGGCGGCGTTCAGCGCGCCGACGAGATCGATGACCTCTCTCGATATCTCCATCTGGTTCCTGACCGCGTTTTGCAGAAGCTCAAGGGCGATCGGGTTATTCATCAAGCCCTCTCAATCGTTCGGCCACGATCTGGACAACCATGTCGCCGATCTTCGTTGCGCCGCTCGCGAGTAATGTATCCCCGGCCCGAGTCGTTTTCAACGTCGCCTCGACGATGTTCGTCCCCGAGGTCCCCTCTGACGCGCTCGTGGGAAGAAAGACGCCGGGGTCCGCCAACCGCTCGGCGTTTCTGGCGGACGCCGCGCGTCGCGCGCTCGGGGCGGAGTGAGCGGTCAGTGGGGAAGTCCGTACCTCAGAAGCGCGAAAGCGGCGGCGAAGATCGCGAAAACCAGGCCCGCGATCGTCCAGATGGTCGGGACTTGGCGAAGCTGGCCTTCAAATCCCCGGCATCCGCCCCTTGAGTTCCGCAACGTCTTCGCGGGTTTTGAGAAGGGCATCCCCAATTTTCAGAACGGAATTCGCTTGTATTTTCTATAGATCGTTCTTGCGACGCGTAATATAATTATAATTACCATAAAGAACCCTCCCGTAAATCCTCCAATAATCGCCTTTCCATACACAGAATGTCTTGCGCTGGAAGCGGAATTTTCTATCGCAGTTGGTCGCCGGTATTCCTTATCAATTGAAATCTTGCCTAGAGTGATTGACCCAACAACACTCCTTGATAGCTTTTCAATATCGACCCCATCACATTTCCCAAATAAAAACGAACTAACAACGCCGCCCGGAAGGCTGTAAGAATACAGACATGCGCATAACGTCGAAACAGTTCCAGATACTGACGTCGAGTCAAAAGAAAAATCCGTAATATTGAGATTTTTTGTCTTGTATATGTCCGAACTAATATTTATATCTGCTCCTTTATTCTTAGACTTTACTCCATTGACAAATGGAGATACGAAACTTTCATTGACGGCGTCTAGATAATTTTTGCTAGAAACATCAAATTGCCCGCCGTCATCCAGTTGTCCGTTCTTATATTCAAAAAACAGCAAATACCTATCGCCGTTCTCAGAACCAGCGCCACTGCACACAGATGCCCCACCAATATAATAGAAATTTTTGTCATCAGAACGAATATTTCGCTTAAGTTTTTTACTTATATCTGCGTCAGAAATTTCACAAAACCCAGGCACGTCTCTAATAGATATTATCCTTTCTCCGTGCCTGAATTCAAACGCGCGGGTTGCGCTTAAAGGCGTCACACCAAACACCAAAACGACAATGGCAACGCGAGTCCATCGTCGACCGCCCATCACCCCCTCCATACCCGAGCACGCACCGAGATCGATGCAACCCAGGTAGGGTGCCATGAACGCCTTCCGCGAGCATTCTCGCTATGCCGAGATTTTTCCGATTGACATACTCTCGTTATAGCGAGAATATCCCCTCATCGGCCGACGCCACCCGGTGTCGCGTTTCCTCCCGAACTTCCCGGTCCCGCGCAATGACGTGGGCCGGGCTTTCGGGGAATGGAGGGGATGATGGGTATCGACGAAACCGAACTGCTGAAGGCTCAGCTTTCCGTCTCCACGATGTGGCGGGCGCTTTCGGATGTACGCGACCACTTGGCGGCGGCGATGTCCCAGACCCTTTCGGAAGATCCGCGAGAAATCGTCGACCACGTTCGAGATGCGCTTGCCGTCGCGAGATTCGCGCTTTCCCTTGACGGGATGGCGGTTGCGGATCCGCGCGACGGCGAACTCACCGCTTGCCGCGCGCTTCGCGCCGGTCTCTCTGACATGATCGAGGGTGGTCGCCTGACGCGGGGTGCGATCCCCGACGACTATGACTGGCTCGTCTCCGCTCTCGCCTCGACGGCGACCTCGGCTTCCCTCGGCGGGGAGGGTTTGAGCCGATGAACGCGTGCCTCTTCCCCCCGTCCGAGTTTCTCACGCCCGCGCAATTCGACGACTTCGGGAACGTCCTCTTCCGCGACGCGATGCGGGAGACGGACACGAGCCGTATGCGGGCGACGATCGCTCGCGAGAAACACCCGATCACCGCCGCCGACGCCGGAAAGATCGCCGAGGAGATGCTGGAGCGCGCCGAACGCGACGCGCGGTCCTCTCTCGCCGACGCCCGTTGGGAAATTAACGCGATCCGCGAGATCCGCGCGTCGGGCGAAAGCCGTCTCTGGTTGCACAACGGCTGGGGCTCCACGTATTTCGACATCCCCCACTGCCTTCGTGAACTGCGCCGCGCCCGCCGCGACCACACCGACGCCGTTCGGCGGGTGAGGATTTGGCGTGAGGCCGTCGCCGAGAACCCGAGCTACGAGCGCGCCGTGTCCGCGCACTGGCGCGGTTTGGCCGCGGCTTGATCACAAACCCCGTCCACGTCCGCCCCCTCCCCTGGAGGCGGACAACTCTCCCGCCGGTTCCGTTCGTTCAAACACACCGGTTCCGGCGGGACTTTTCAAATCATGGGAGGCGAACATGAGGACCGTCAACGAACCGATCCGGTTTTCCGACTTCCTTTCGCTCGTCCTCTCCGCCCGCTCCCTCGTCCGCGCGTTTCCGTTCGTGGTCGCGGTCGTCGGAGTGTCGTTGATCGTCGTCGGCGGCTTCGTAGCCGCGGGAGGTGCGAATTGATCTGTGGTCGATGCGGCGGTGGAGGCGTGGTCTGGAAAGGCCCCCTCTCCAACCTGACGCACACCGAGTGCCCTGATTGCGGCGCTCGTAATTCGCAAGTCGTTGAGGACGACCGGAGCGATCTCGAAGACGACGAGGGCGAGGACTGAGTTTCGAGTTCGGTGCATTCGGCCTTGCCGGATACGGCATGGAGCACGCCGAAGGGATGGAGCCGATCCAACCGAAGGCCCAAGTCGCGACGGGAACAGGTCATCCGCGGACCGGTTACGCGACAGCGGAAGCGACACGCCCGTAAGGGCATGAGTTCAAGGCGATCCACCCGTTGATCGGTTTTCGGAGAGTTGGGCCGGACCGGGAGGGAAAGACCCTGTATCGCGGCGAGGTGATCGAGTAGCCGAGATCCGGCGCAGCGCCACTGGTAGAGAACTTGCGTCCACCGTTGCAGGGAAATGGCGTTGACGGGTGGCGTAAGCCCCGCCGCGTGAGAGCGGGGCGCCCATTCGGCCTTCGGGTCAACGAAGCAGAGGAGCGGGGCCTCCCGCATCCAGCCGTGGCACCGGCCCGATCAGCCGGCATGGAGCTAATCGGCGAACCACTGGAGGCACGGTCAGTGATCCGTAAGAACGCCAAGTCGGGTGAGAGGCCCGGCACCCCGAACCACCACCGCGAAAATGGAGTACGAGACATGAACGCCATCGGCGTTTCCGCCACCACTTCGCCCGAGCGCCGGGTCGGACGTCCGAAGCTCGACATCCCCAATCCGATCGACGCGCATGTCGGTTCTCGGATCCGCCTTCGCCGCACGCTTTTGGGTATGAGCCAGGAGAAGCTGGGCGAGGCGATCAACTTGACCTTCCAGCAAGTTCAAAAATACGAGCGCGGCGCCAATCGCGTCTCCGCGTCGAAGCTCTGGATCCTGTCCACCATCCTCGACGTTCCGGTTTCCTTTTTCTTCGATGACATGCCGGAAGAGGCGGCGACCGCCCGCGTCTACGACGACGAGGGGGGTGAAGCGGAGCGGGTCGCGCCCGCCTACGAGCCGGATCCCATGGCCAAGCGCGAGACGCTGGAGATGGTTCGCGCCTACTACCGGATCACCGATCCCAACGTTCGCAAAAAGGCGTTCGAACTGGTAAAGGCGCTCGGCGCCGCGCTCGACTCCCCCAAGGAGTGAGGATGATGCCGATCACCCTCTACTACGACACGGAGACGACCGGCTTCCCGCTCTGGCGCGAGCCGTCCGAGGATCCCTGTCAGCCCCACCTCACCCAGGTCGCGGCGTTTCTGGCCGACGACGGCGGCAAGAAGTTGGGATCCATCGATCTGATCGTCCGCCCGGACGGGTGGAGCATTCCCGAGGACGTTCAGCGCCTGACCGGCATCACGCCGGAACGCGCGACCATCGGCGGGGTGCCGGAGTGCGTGGCCTTGGCGGCGTTCATCGCCCTTTGGTCCCGCGCCGATCTTCGCGTCGCCCACAACGAGAACTTCGACGCCCGGATCATTCGCATCGCTCTCCACCGGTATTCCGGGATCTTCGACCCGGATATTTGGTCGGAGGGCGCGGCGGAATGCACGATGCGGCTCGCGACCCCGCTCCTCAAGTTGCCCGCGACCGAGAAGATGGTCGCGGCGGGTCGGGGTAAGTCGTTCAAGGCTCCGAACTTGGCCGAGGCGCACGTCGGTTTGTTGGGCCGGGAGATGACCGGCGCCCACAACGCGATGTTCGACGTGATCGCGTGCATGGCGATCCATAAGGAGATCAAACGCCGTTCGCGCGATACCGCCCCGGTCGCCCCCGCGAACGGCGCGGGCGCCGACTTGGCGGAGGCCGTGTGATGGACACGATCACGCCCGCGTCGGCGATCACCACCATCCGCGCCTCGTCGCTGTCGAACTACGCCGATTGCCCGCGCCGCGCCGCCGCCCGCATCTTCGCGGAGGATGTCCGTGCCGCCGGCTACGACATTCGGACGCTCGGTACCGGCATCGGCGCCACGGTCGGAACCGCCGTCCACGCCGCGTCGGCGGAAGTGCTCCGCCACAAGATGAAAACCGGCGGAGACTTGCCGTCCGTCGCCGACACCGAGGAGGTCGCGGTCGAGGCCTTGCGCGTCGAGTTCGACAAGGCCGAGGCCGGGGTGGAGTTCGACGCCCGGGTGACGCCGAACCTCAACGACGGACAGATCCAGGTGGCGCGCATGGCCCGCGTCTTTCGCTCTTCGATCGCCCCCGGAATCGATCCCTTGACGATCGAGGAGCGGCTGGAGGCGATGGTGTCTCCCGCGGTCGTCGTGTCCGGTCAAAGCGACATCCTCGCCCGCACCCCGACCGCGCTTCACGACCTCAAAACCGGCACGCATCTCGGCTATCACGGCCCCCAGGTCGGCGCGTACAGCCTCCTGCAGCGGTCCCACGGACTGACCGTCCAGTCGGCGATGATCGACTACATCCCGCGCGTGGCCGTGAAGAAGCCGCAACCGGACGTCCTGGTCGTCGTCTACGACCTCGCCGCGTGCGAAACCGCCGCCGTCGCGGTGCTGGCCCACATCGAGGCCGATATTCGGACGTTTCGCGAGGGCGACGCCCGGCTCCGCATTCAGCCGGGCGACCCGTGGGCCTTCCCCGCCAACCCCGGCTCCAAACTCTGCTCGGCGAAATGGTGTCCGGCTTGGGGATCGAGCTTTTGCCGCGAGCATGCCGTCACCGATTTGGCTGAGGCCGCGTGATGTTGCCCCGCCGACGATCCAGCCCGTTCTCCCGTTACGTCACGGTCAGGTTCCACCTTCGGCGCGGACAACTGCGGCGGATCGGGATCGCGGTACCGGAGTTCCTGTCGCTTTCCGAACGGCATTCGTGGCGAGGAGGCGGTCGGAACGTGCTCTGGAAGGGCAGTGATCGCTCGAAAGAGGCTCGGCATCACCTTCAGGGACGGACCCCGAAGCGGCGCCCCCTGTGTCTGTTCCATCCAACGTCGCTCGAATTACTCACCGCCGCGATCTGCCGGACGCTGTTCCGCGAAGCGCGCGCGTCCGCCGCCAAGACTTCCAACGATTCTGAGGATTGCCCATCATGACCACCGCCGCCGCTCCCAAGGGGGCCACCCCTCCGCCCCTCGCCGCCGCCCGCTCGCTCGCCGAAATCCGCAAGACCGGACACTTGGTCGCCAAGGAGGCCGGCGGAACGACCGTCGCCGACTTCTTCGAGGCGAACAAACCGACGTTGAAGGCGCTTTTGCCGGAGAAAATGTCGCCGGATCGCATGCTCAAGATCACGCTCGGTGCGCTTCGCACCACGCCGAAACTGATGGAGTGCACGCTCAACAGCCTGTTCGGCGCCGTCGTCGTGTGCGCCCAGCTCGGACTGGAGCCGAACACACCGCAGGGGCATATCTACCTCATCCCCTTCGGCAACAAGAGGAAGGGCACGACCGAGGTTCAGATCGTCGTCGGCTACAAGGGCCTGATCGATCTCGCTCGGCGTTCCGGTCAAATCGTCAGCCTGTCGGCCCGCGTCGTCCACAAACGCGACGACTTCGACATCGATTACGGCACCACCGATTCCATCACGCACAAGCCGTATCTGGACGGCGATCGAGGACCGGTGACCGGCGTCTACGCCGTCGCCAAGCTCGTCGGCGGCGGCGTGCAATTCGAGTTCATGTCGACGCCGGAAATAAATCGGGTTCGGGACGAATCTCAAGGATACAAAACCGCTCTTCGCTTCGACAAGAAAGACACCCCCTGGATCACTCACTGGGAGGAAATGGCGAAGAAGACCGTCATCCGCCGCCTGACGAAATATCTCCCGATGTCCATCGAACTCGCCAACGCGGCGGCGCTCGACGATCGGTCGGGATCCGGCAAGCCGCAGGGCCTCGATACCGTGCTTGATGGCGACTTCACGGTTTTGACGGACGACGGGGACACTCCCGCCGATTCCGACGCCGTCATGAACGAGGCCGCGCGTCTCGATCACGATCCGGAGACGGGCGAGGTGTTCGAGAACGACGGCGTCAAGCCCGCGCCGGTCGCGGCGACCAAGCCCGCCCCCGCGCCCCAGGCCGGGGACGACGATCAACTGTTCGGCAACACCTGATCGGAAGGGAAACATCATCATGACGATGAAGATCGCCATTCGCGACTTCCAGGTGGTGGAGGTCGCCGACATCGAGGCGGGCGAGGGAATCACCCTGATCGCCGGACGGAACGCCCAGGGCAAGTCGTCGATCGCGAAAGTGACGGCGTGCGTCTTGACCGGCCTTTTGCAGCCGGGGCGCCTCGCGAAAAAGGACGCCGGGCGTCTCGTTCGCTCGGGCCGCAAGACCGCGACCGCCGTCGTCTCCACTCCCAACGGGACCGCCCGCGCGACGTGGCCGGACTGCAAGGCCGCGTCCGAGGGCGCCGCGCCGTCCGTCCACCCGATCGCCGCCGGGATCGAGTCCGTCATCGACATGGACGCGAAGGAGCGGTCAAAGCTGCTGGCCGACCTGCTGCACACCACGCCGACGCGCGACGACTTCATGGGAGCTTGCGCCGACGGGGGAATCACCGACGACATCGCGGCCAAGGTGTGGGAAGGGATCGAGGCGCTGGGGTGGGACGGCAAGCTGAAAGATCTGGAGGATAAAGGCCGGACGCTCAAATACAAATGGGCGGACGCGACCGGGGAGAAAAACTACGGATCCGAGAAGGCCGCGAATTGGCTCCCGGCGGGCTGGACGCCGAATCTCGCCGCCGCGACCGTCGAAGCTCTGAGGGCGGCGGTGAAGTCGGCCCGGGGGGCGCTTGACGACGCGCTCCGCGTCCAGGGCGCCGATGCGGGCGAAGTGACCCGGCTCAAGGCCTTGGCCGACGCGATGGACTTGCGGCGCGACGCGCTGGAGAAACTAGTCCGGGCGCGTGCCGACGCGGAGACGGCGCACGACGCCGCGGAGATGGCGCGCGAGGCGCTGCCGCCCGCCGAACAGGCCGACGGTCTGACGTGCCCATGCTGCGGCTCGATGCTCCGCCTCGCTCACAATCTCGGCTCCGACAAGCGCCTCGTCGAGGCCGATCGGATCGGCGAGGAGGAGTTGCGTGCGCGCCGTATGAACATCGCCTCCGCCGACGGCAAACTCTCGAAGGCCAAGGGTGAGTTGTCGGCGCTCGTCGCTCAAGAGTCGACCGCGCGCGCCGCGTTGACCGAGGCGGAAGCCGCCGCCCGGAAGCTGGCGGAGATCGGGGAAGATCGCGGCGCCGGAACCGCCGATGCCGTGGACGTCGCGCGCGCCGCCGTGGCGGAAGCCGAGAGGCGATTGAAGGCGGTGGAGGCCAAGGCGAAGGCGGACGAGTGCGTTCGACTGCTCGACCTCAACGCGCGGGTCCGCGCGATCGTCGAACCGACCGGGTTGCGCCAGTCGCGCCTGGAAAAGGTGTTGACCGCCTTCAACGACGGTCCGCTCGCCGAGCTTTGCGCGCCGGCGCAATGGGATCACGTTCGGATCGAGCCGGACATGTCCGTCACCTTCGGCGGTCGCCCCTACGCCGCGCTCGCCGGGCACGGCCCGCAAATCGCGTCCGACCAATTCAAGGCGCGGGTGATCCTGCAAGTCGCCGTCGCGCGCCTCCAGGGTGATCCGCTGGTCGTCATCGACGCCGCCGACGTGTTGGACGCGCGTGGCCGGTCGGGGTTGATCCTCATGCTGCATGACGTGGGAATCGCGGCCCTGGTCACGATGACCTACTCGGCTCCCGATCTCCCCCCCGACCTCGCGAAGGCCGGGAAGGGCCGCGTCTACTGGGTCGAGGCGGGCGTCACGTCTCCGATCGTCGATGCCGTCGCGGCGTTCAAAACGCCGAAGGCGGCTTGAGATGGCCCACCGCTCGAACGCCAAGCCCGTCAGCCGTCGGCGGGCCTTCCGGGAACAGGAGCGCGTCTCGCTCCTCACCCGCCGCTCGACCGAGGAGGTCGAGGACGACTTCAACCTAATCGACGAACTCGCCGCCGCTTGGCTCGGCGATCGGTTTCCCGCCGGAGAGGATGCGCGATGAATGACATCCCCACTCCCGACGAGGTGTCCGCCGCGCTCGCGGGGATCGACGTTTCGAGCCGACCGCAGTTCTGCGTCGGGCGAGGAGATCTGGAGGTCGCCGCCAACGTGATCCGGCGCCTTCACGCCCGCGTCGCGGATTTGGAGGCGGAGCGCGATTTGTGCGTCGAATCCCTCAATGGGCGCGATGCCCTAATCGGCGGCTTGAACGAAAGCTTGGCCGAGCACAATCGGCGCATCAAGGCGCTGAGAGATGCCGCATATTTGGCGATGGGCAAACTGAACAACGCGATCTTTCGCGTCCAGTACATCGTCAAGTGGCACACCGACCCGAACTGTGACGTTCCGGGAATGGCGGTGGGGGCCGGGGACCACATCCAGGCCGCGAAAGATGTGTTGGTCGGGGCCGTTCGATCCACGCTCCCGGAGGCCAAGGATGGCTGGCCGACGCCGGTTGTCTTCTCTTCAGACGAAGAACTTCCATTCCGCGTTCTCCACGTCAAGCGCGGGACGACTTACACCGTGCTCGCCAAGGCCGAGTTGCAATCGTCCGCCGGACCTGTCCGCGAGGGGCGACGCTCGTCATTTACCGCGGTGAGGACGGGTCGCTGTGGGCGCGCCCAGCGGACGAGTTCGCCGATGGACGGTTCGAGCGGATCGGCGTCCCGGCTCCGGAGGCCAAGAGCGGCGACATGTTCACGCTTGAGCGGTGGACGGAAGCCGACGGCAATGTGCTGTGGTGGACGTTTCCCCTCACGGAAGCCCCGTGGGTGGGCACGCCTCTATGCCTGGGGCACGTTGTTGAGGTTCACACCCATTCAGGGGTTGTGGCGCGTGGAAACGTCGGCGGCTGGCCCGGATATCACACGCACTGGACACGCTTGCCGAACGCTCCTCTCCCGCCCCCTCCCGCCGGGGAGGTAAGCGATGGACACTGAAGTCATGAACGAACTCATCGCGACTGGATACTGCTGGAACCTACAGTACTACCAGTCGCTTGAGAATGGCGCGGAGGAGGACGCGTGTGGTTTTGCCCCTCCACGCGCGCACTTTTGCGTGACGATCGTCACGAGCGACGACGATCAAGTTGAAGGATGGGGAGACTCATTCGACGATGCCGCTCGTGACGCTCTTGTCGGACTCCAAGCGCAGGAATTCGAGGTTTACGATGATGAACAAGACTGAACTCCTCGATCTCGCGGAGAACGTCGAGACGATCTTGCCCGGGCGCCTCGTCAGGCGTCACGAACACGGGAACACGTGTGGCATGAGTTACGCCGCCGCGATCCGCTCCCTTCCCCTCCCGGAACGGGGAGGGCGAGAATGATTCACTACCACGGCACTCCATTGACTCCGCGCGATGCGCTTCTGACCATGGCGGGCAAATGCTTTTGTGTGTCCTTCGCCAACCCCGGAGATGCCGATACATGCTTGAGAATCGGGCAGTCGGTCATGTGGGATTCCGGTGCATTCACGGCGTACACAAAGGAGCGAACGGTGAATTGGTCTGCCTATTACCGCTGGATCGAGCCGCGCCTTGGACACCCGAATTGGGCGGTTATCCCCGACATCATCGACGGCGACGTGGAGCAACAGCGCGCTCTTGTCGCGGCATGGCCGTTCGATCGCGCGTTAGGAGCGCCGGTCTGGCACATGGGATTGCCGGTGGATTATCTGCTTGACCTCGCCGACCAATGGCCGCGCGTGTGCTTCGGCAGTTCCGGCACTTACTGGCAAGTCGGAAGTGAATCATGGGAACGCAGGGCCGACGAGGCGTTCAACGCCATCGCCAAGCGCCACAAGACATTGCCGTGGGTTCACGTGCTGCGAGGTCTCGCCCTATCTGGGAAGCGGTGGCCCTTCGCTTCAGCTGATTCCGTCAACGTCGCGCGAAACTTCAAGAACGGCGACGACCACCCCGAATACATGGCTCGCGTTATTGACGCGGTGCAATGTCCGCTTTTGTGGAAACTTCGAGGGACGCAGGCCCCTTTGTTTGAGGACGCGGCATGAACACCATCGGAGTCGCGGCTCTAACTGCTTTCGCGCTTACCATCCCGGCGGCTAATTGGATGATCGGGAATGTAGGGACCATTTGCGTCCCGGACGGTCCGTGTCTAATCCCGGTCGGTTTTGGGTTTATGGCACCGTCCGGGGTCCTAATGGTGGGATCGGCCTTGCTCTTGCGCGATTTTGTCCAGCACGCACTGGGCGAGCGATGGACAGTCGCGGCAATCTTGATCGGCGGGGCGCTGTCCGGTCTCTATTCCCCGCCGTCCCAAGTCGGGGCATCGGTCGCGGCGTTCTTGCTGGGAGAGATGGCCGACCTTCTGGTCTACACGCCGCTTCAACGACGCCGACTAATCCCCGCTGTGGTGGTATCCAACTTGGTCGGATCAGTGATTGATAGCGCGGTCTTCCTTTTATTGGCATTCGGGTCCGTAGACATGATGTCCGGGCAGATTGTCGGGAAAATGGGGATGACGGCGATGGTTCTCCCTTTCCTCCTCATGGTCCGTCGGAGATCTGGTCAAATTCTTCCCCTCTCGGAACAGGGAGGCGGGAATGAGTGACAACGCCGTCGAACGGGCGGCGATCCGCGCGGCCAATAAGCTGCTCGCGACTTCGCGAGCAAGGGACAACGCATTCGAGAAAATCATTGATATGGCGGCGGCAATCGCGTTGCAAGAGTTGGCGTTGGAGCTTCGGAATGGAAATCACCATGGGTGATCTCTTTGGCGCCACGGTCAAAAGTCGTCGCGACCTCGCCAAGGGCTATGCCGGGCGTGTCGGAGCCGGCCCCGTCGGAGAGACATGCGGGACATGTCGGAACATCATCATCCGCATGGCGGCATACGGAGCGCCGCGCCGCGTTTCCTGCGATATGGCCCACCACGACAATTTCGGTCCGTCGTCCGCCGTCAAGCCGACAGCGGCGGCTTGCCAGTTCTGGGAGCGTCAAGAGGAGGAGACGGGAGATCGGCTCGACGGGCGTCAACACCGGGAGGTGCCGGATGTCTGACCTACCCAACGCCTACGGCGCTTGGACGCCGATCGTCGTCGACCACAAGACAACCACTCTCCCCGTCCGCGTTCAGCGCCGCCGTGTCAAGGGTTGGCGCATGCCGCCGAACACCGTTTACGTCGGGCGCGGAAGCCGGTTTGGGAACCCGATCGAGATCGGAACCCGAGACTTGCGAACGGATGGAATCATCGACGCGGCGACCGCCGTTGAACGATTTTCGGAACGGCTTGCGACCGGGAGGTTGCCGTTCACGGAGGCCGACGTTCGCGCGGAGCTTCGAGGCAAGAACCTCGCGTGTTGGTGCCCGCTCGACCAGCCCTGTCATGCGGCTGTTTTGATGGAGATCGCCAATGCTTGACGCCATCCCCACCCCCTTCACGGGCAAAGTCCACCCCATGCTGCTTAACCCGCCAATGGTCCGCGCGACCCTGCGCGAGATCGCCGAGCCGGGGGCCGGGAAGACGGTCACGCGGCGGCTGATCACGAAGCAAGCGGCGCGTGACGCTCTGGCGGTATTCGGGGCGGATTTCCTGAAGTTGCCCGGCAACCGCGACCTTCTGGTCTACGCTCCCGGCGACCTGATCTATGTCCGCGAGACGTGGGCGCCCGGGTACTACCACGACCCGGACGCGATTGATGACATCCCAAAAGTGTCGGTGATTTATGACGCGGACAAGGCCGAGGCTCTGATCCCCGCCCCGAGTTACGATCTCGCGGAGGAATGGTCAGACCGGTATTCCGGTGATGGTCCTGATGATCCAGTTCTACGCCCCAGCATCCACATGCCACGTTGGACATCCCGCCTCACCCTGCACGTCACGGAGGTGACGGTCGAGCGCTTGGGAGATATCACCGAGGAGGATGCGATCCGTGAGGGATTATCGGTCTTCAACGAGGACGGGAATTTTTATTTCTCAGGCGTCTCGTCGGACTGGTTCGGACAGCCGGATCAGTGGTTCACCGATCCGGTCGACGCCTTCGCCACCCTTTGGGACTCCACCAAGCCGAAGCCCGGCTTCCGGTGGGAGGATAACCCGTGGGTGATCCGCATCGCGTTCCGGCCCGAACACGCCAACGTGGTCGACGTTCTCGCCCGCTTGGGCGCGGAGGTGGCGGCATGAGCGAAGAGGTTGCTGGAGTTTGCCTCCGCCTTTACACTGCGGAGGATGTCGCTTTGCTGATCGACCCGACCGGAAAGCTGGTGACGGCCAGATCCGTAAGGACTGCCCGCGAAAAGGGGTTACTCGCCGGATACCGCGGCGTAGGGAGCCGGTGGGCTTACGATATTGGGGACGTGGAAGAGTGGATCCGACGGTCGAAGGTTGAGCGATGCCACGCCCAAGAAAGCCCCCTCGCCTCTCGCAACGCGGCGGCGTCTGGTACATCGTCCACCACGACGGAAGCCGCGACTGCCGGGTTAGCGCGGGCACGCGAGATCGCGATGATGCTGAAGCATTCTTCGCGCGCTGGCTCGGCGAACGGCAAAAGGAGAATGGAACCGGACGCCTCCAATCCCCTGATTCCCTTCCCGTCTCGGTAGCCTTGGCGACGTGGCTTGAGCACCACGCCGCCAACCTGAAAAGCGGCGGACGTTCGGCCCAAGCCGCCGTGTTCTTGTTGGATTTTTTCGGAAGTCGCCTCGTTTCCGATATCACCCCTGAAACGCTGAACGCCTACGTGAAATGGCGGCGCGACACAGGGCGTGGAACGCGGACGATCAGTCCCGCCACGAAAGACGCCCCGGCGGTTTATTCTGTTCTGACCGACACGACGATCCGACTCGAACTTGCCACATTGCGCGCCGCATTGAGGTGGAGCGTCGAGAACGGCTATCTGACGCATTCGCCTGTGATCAAACTTCCTGGATCTCCGGCAAAACGTGAACGCTGGTTGACGCGCGATGAGGCCGACGCGCTGATCGCGGAGTGCCGAGAACCCTACCTTCGCCTGTTCGTGATCGTCGCGCTTTACACGGGCGCGCGGAAGCAAGCCGTTCTGTCGCTGCGTTGGGTTCAGGTCGATTTCGCGAGCAAACTGATCTACCTACGAGCGCCTGGAGAACGGAAAACGACGAAGGGAAAGGCGACGATCCCGATCGCCGATCCGTTGCTCGACGCGATGAAAGCAGCCAAGTCGACGGCAAAAACGCCGTGGGTTATCGAGTTGACGGAAGAGCAAGCGAACAGAATCCGCGCCGCTGGGTTGGCCCCGGTTGGGGACATCAAGAAGGGCTTCGCGAACGCATGCCGCCGGGCGCGTCTTTCCGACGTGACTCCGCACACCCTACGCCATACGTGCGGATCATGGCTCGCCCAAGCGGGAGTCGACATGTTCCGCATCGCCGAATGGCTCGGCCACACTTACGCCCAGACGAGCGAGCTCTATTCCCACCTATCCCCCGACCACTTGAGGAGCGCCGCCGATGCCCTATCGAGATCGCGTTGA